AACTGACTACGGCAGAGAAAACAGAGAAGATTCTCAGCCGGAGCAAATCTCGTGAATACTTCTACTCGGTGCTGATAAAGATGTTCTGTGTTTGTTCCCAAAGAGGTTTGCGATTGATTGTCGAGAACCCTTGGAATGAGCAGACATATCTCAAAGCGAATTTTATCATGCCGCCAAGCTACGTTGATAAGGACCGCTCCCGTCGTGGTGACTACTACGTCAAGCCTACGGCATATTGGTTCGTCAACTGTAAGCCGACTACCGGCTTTACATATCAGAAAGACAAGAAGATTAAGAAGATTATGTCGAGCAAAGGCAGCGCGAAAGCCGGTGTGTGCTCGGAAGAACGTTCCATGATATCTTCGGATTATGCGCGTAACTTCATTTGTGACCAGATATTAGGTCTGTCGCAGTCTGAATCGGGTTCACAATTATCTCTGTTTTAGAGATTTTGACTAATCTGAAAATATTTTCAAAAAAATATTGGATTTCGCTTGCAAATTATAAACAATGTTTATTAACTTTGCGGTGTTCAAAAGATGCAGAATATTTATTAAAAATATTGGCGATAAACGGAGCGGGTAAACCGAAAGGTACCCAAGGTAGCGTCTAACCTGAACAGCTCCTACGTTATCGCCTTAATTGTTCTAAGAAGATGACAAAGACATACGAAGATGTATTGGAGCGAAAGCGTTACCACCGGGAAGAGACAGGTTTTGAACCTGTAAACATCAACCCACAGCTTTTCGACTTCCAGCAGTATTGTGTAAGAAGAATGTGCAAGATGGGTAAGGGTGCGATTTTCGCCTCATGCGGTCTGGGTAAGACCAATATGCAACTCGAATGGGCGCAGCAGGTGGCAAACCATACGGGCAAGCCCGTACTAATTCTCGCTCCGCTGTCCGTCAGCAGACAGACTATTCAGGAGGGTGCAAAGTTCGGCTATAAGGTAGTCCGATACAAAGATATGGATGATGCAACACAGATTGCTATTACCAACTATGAACAGATAGAGAATATAGACATTGACAAATTTGTCGGTGTTGTTCTCGATGAGTGCTTTGCGCCCGACACGGAGATTACAGTAAAAAGAAACGGAGAGTCCATCTCTATACCAATCTCCGATTGCAAGGTTGGAGATATTGTCACTAACTGTTTTGGAGATGATGTGATAACATCAGTTAAACGGAAGAATGTAAAATATGCAGTTAAACTCAAATACAATGGAAGAGAAATTATCTGTTCACCCAGACACCCCTTCTTCACGCAAAGAGGGTGGGTCGCAGCGAAGCAAATACGCCCTACTGACAGAATCGCAAAGACTTCCTATGCGATGCGAGTGGTGCGGGGCGACTTTCTACCCGAAGTGGAAAACGGACTTAAAGAAGAGATTTTGCGGGACATCTTGTTCAGCGAAGTGGAGAATGTCGCAAGCGGAAATAAAGGAGAAAGTTCACTCGAAGGAGGTTCATGCGAAAACAGGGAAGAAAATCTCGGCATGGCTTCACTCGGACGACCCAGTAGCGAAAGCCCACATGGAAATGATTACCAATTTGAACCCAACATCATCTCTGGAAGTGAGAGAGAAAATATCAAAGAAACTAAAGGAAATGCATTGGAAACCTTTAGTGCGTGGGGGAAATGGGACCGGAATGACATTGCCACAGCGGTTGCTAAAGGATGTCTTGTCAGAGAAATGGGTAGCGGAATATGCTATATCACTGGGGAAGCGAAAGAAGGGCTATCCGACTTGCTACAAAGTCGATTTAGCGAATTGCGAAGAGATGATAGCGATAGAAGTGGATGGATTCAGCCACAACTCTCGCAAGGAACAGGATGCGAAGAAGGATGCGATGCTAACTTCTTTAGGGTGGAAAGTTTTGAGATTCTCAAACAAGATGATATTAGATTGGATAAATACCGGGATGCCGAAGGACAGCTATATTTCGTTGACCTTAGCATCAAACAACATCCAAGTTTTACCATCAACGGAGCATTAGTTCACAATAGCTCTCTTTTGAAGAATTTTACTGGTCATTACAAAAGATTACTCATTGACAAGTTCGCCAAGACTCCATACAAGTTATGCTGTACGGCAACACCGTCACCGAATGACCTCAACGAGCTTGGCAACCACTCGGAGTTTCTCGATGTGCTCGATGCGCAGGATATGCGCTCCAAATGGTTCGTGCGCGAGGAGGGTATGAACAACTACCGTCTTAAAGGTCACGCGGCAAAAGACTTTTATGGTTGGATTGCTTCATGGGCCATCATGTTTGAGAACCCTGCCGACATCGGGTTCAAGGAGAGCGGAGAGAAATATATCCTCCCGACACTTAACTACGTGCAACACGAGGTTAACTCGAAGCCTAAAGACGGACTTCTCTTTGCAAGCGGTATCGTGAACGCTACCAACTTCAATCAAGAACTTCGCAACACTATGGATTTACGATTGCAGACTTGCGTTGACATCGTAAATGAGCACCCCGATGAGCAGATTCTTATCTGGATTAAGCAGAATGAAGAGGGCGACCGACTGCGTAAGCTGATTCCCGAAGCTGTTGAGGTGCGAGGCAGTGATAAGGATGAGGTTAAGGAACAGAGACTTCTCGACTTTGCCGACGGCAAAATCCGAATACTTATCTCAAAGGCTAAGATTTGCGGTTTTGGTATGAACTTTCAGAAGTGCGGCTTGCAGATTTTCGTTGCGCCAGACTTCTCTTTTGAGGACTTCTATCAGCAGGTAAGACGTTCTTACCGCTTCGGAAGAAATGAGGATGTAAATATTCACTTAATTGTTGCAGACACTATGGCTAACGCTAAGACAATCGTAGAAAAGAAACAAAAGGCATTTGAGGAAATGCAGCGGGAGATTAACCGCAACGTAAATGAGCACACTTACGGACTGCTCAACGACTATGAGTACAAGGAGTATAAGGACGACAAGGTTTTCCTTATGAAAGGTGATACCACAATAGAGATTAAGCGCATACCGGACAACTCGGTAGACCTTATCATCTTCTCACCGCCTTTCAGTTCGCTCTTCACTTACTCCAACTACATACACGATATGGGCAATAACGAGTCCCACGAGGAGTTTTTTGAGCAATATGCGTTCCTGCTGAAAGAGCTGTATCGCATATTGAAGCCGGGTCGTCTGATGTGCTGCCACACTAAAGACCTCGGTGTATATAAGAACTCGTCAGGTTACACGGGTATGTATGACTTCACGGGAGAGCATACAAGAGCGGTTCTTCAAGAGGGCTTCAAGCTGCACTCAAAGGTTACGATATGGACTGACCCCGTACTTGAAATGCAGCGCACAAAGACACAGAGACTGCTCTACAAACAGGTCACTTCCGATTCTTCAAAGACGGGCATAGGAATGGCCGAGTACATCACCATTTTCAAGAAATGGGAGGGCGATGAGGCTGATTGGGAACCTATCACCAACCTTAACCGCGACAACTTCCCGCTTGAAACATGGCAGAAGTGGGCAAGTCCGGTGTGGATGGATATTAAAAGAACCGATGTTCTGACCGCTTCGGAGGGCACTCAAATGGGCGACGAGAAACATATCTGCCTTGCAAAAGGTTCTTTGGTACTTACCAAAAGAGGTTATATTCCTATTGAGGATGTAGAGATTGGCGATGAGACTATCACGCATACGGGAGTATGGAAGCCCATCGTTGCAAAGGCTCTTACAAAGGAGAATGCGGAAGTTGTTAAAGTAGTAGCTCAGGGCGTACCTAACCTTATCTGCACCCCAGACCATAAGATATATGCGCGTCGTGCCCGTGAGGTTACTCACAGAGAGCCATCCGATAAGTCAGAGTGGATAGAAGCTCAGGATTTGAGGGGTTGTTATGTGAATCTCATATTGCCACCAGTCGTGGAGAGCAGTATTTCTGCAAAGGAGTGGTGGATTATCGGCAGATGGATTGCTGACGGTCATATCGACGTAAGAGGACATCAGTACTTCATCTCAGTCGGCAAGCGAAAGTTTGATGAGTTTGTTGAAAAGGCAGACGGATATGTCGGGGCCATTGCAGACCATACGGATGATTGCAATTGCTACCAAGTAGGTCTTATCAATCTTAGCAAAGAGGCACGCGATGTACTGTCACGTTGTGGTAAGGGTGCGAAGAATAAAGTGGTTCCGTATGAGGCTATGTCGCTGAATAAGGAACTTGCCAAGTCTTTCACTGATGGTTATCTATCAGGAGACGGGTGTTTTCTTGAAAGCGGAAAGATTATGTTCACGTCTGCATCACGCGCACTCATTCTCGGTATGGCAATACCAATGCAGAGGGTTTACGGCAAGGAAGTATCTTTATACGCAGGTCGCGGAGAACGCACAAAAGAAATACGCGGTCGCGAGATACATTGTTCTCAGGAATGGGAGGCAGTACTGTCACCGCATTACTGTTTCTCTAAGGTTGGCGATGGCGAGTCATGGAAGCCCGTCAAGAATGTGGTTCCGGCAGAGAACGTCGATGTCTACAATATAGAGGTTGCAGACGACCACTCATATACGGCAGAGGGCTGCATCGTAAAGAACTGCCCGTTGCAGTTGGAGGTCATTAACCGACTTGTGAATTTATGGAGTAATGAGGGCGAGGTTGTTTTCACTCCGTTCCTCGGTATCGGCTCTGAGGTTTATGAGGCTGTAAAGAATAACCGTCGCGGTATCGGTTGCGAGCTGAAGGACAGCTACTTCGATGTGGCTGTAAAGAATATTAAGAAAGCGGAGTTGCAGTCAATGCAAAAGACGCTCTTTGATTGATAATTGTTGTTTTATCCGGCTCCGGGGTGAAATATCTCCGGACCGGTTTAATTTTAAGTCACATGGAAAAATACAAATATGAAGTGGGAGATACGGTGGTTATCTCGGCAAAGAGTTGTTGTGGTCTTGTCGTCTGCATCAAGCAGTCAGACGGGAGAGTGAACTATCTTGTAGAAACGGACGACATGTCGCGCTCATGGTATGCGGAGGATGAAATCAGCCGCCTTACAAGCATAAAGGGAAGGGATGAGATGCGTGCGTTCGTGGAACACTATCTCGGACTTAACATACAGAGCATTGCCCGCATCCTCAACACCGTAGACGTAACTTACAATAGCCTTGAACTCTCGTTCAGTCACCAGACCAATGAGTATCAAGTATGTCATACAGTAAAATACAAACCATGAATTTCAATGATTATTCATCCGGCATCAAGTTTGCCGCAGAGCTTGGCAAGAAGCAGTCAAGACGGTTTGAACGTCTGCTTAAACCACATACAAGGCCTTATCGCTGCATGCACATCACTCGCCCGAAATGGAGACTGCTAAAGAAGTGGTTCAACCGTTACGGAAAGCAGAGCCTTATCGGTCAGTATGCGTTCGTTAATGGCAACGGGCCATATAGACAGCAGTGCAAGATACAGGACGTGCGACTGCGGAAAGCCGGAGGCCACACCGTCAAATATGATTTTACATGCTTGCCGTTCACGCAGGAATAGCAGCAAAACAAGAGGGGAGCCGTACATCACGTATAACTCCCCTCTGCTCATTTACCGTAAAACCCTTAAAATACACACGAATCAAAAATATACACTAACAATAGAATATGTTGATTGTAGAACACTTTGTTGATGAACAAATGTATCAAGTATATTTTTAATATCCAAATATTTATGAAAAAAATAATGCAGATTTGTTTGTTTTGGGAATTTTATCGCATATATTTGTGGTGTCATCGGTTGTCGTCGTATAGACGGTGGCGGTGACTATTATATTGGTTTTATTTCGGCATTTTTTTGGTTATACTTGTCGCGTCGTGAGACGCTTGTGTATATTAATTTCTTAGCTTCATATAAGCTAGTGTGTTTTCATGTTATAATAAGTTAGTGTATTAGCTTTGGGCAGTCAGCGGACTGCCTTTTTTTTTGCCCGTACATGAAAAAGGGCCCCGGCTTCACAGTCAGGACCCTCGTACACTATTCAAAGTTAATAAATGGAATTTAAACTATATATATGAGTTCGGGAAAAAGTATCATTTTTCTTTCTCGGCCACCTGTGCCGTAATCTCGTCGAGAGTCGTCGATGCAGAGTAGGCGCGTCTCATCTCGTCAATAATGGACTCGGTAGTCTCGTCACCGTCCTCCGGCTCATAAGAACTTACCCGCTTCATGTACTCTGTAATGGCATCCATTACGGAGCGTTGCAGCCCGTCCACCACGTCCTTGCCGTCCTTTGTCTTGAATATATGCGAGATATCGCACGAGTTGCCGACAATAAAGGCATTTTGAAGCACCATCTGAACGGCCAGCTGTGCTCTCTGGTCCTCATCATTGAGAAAGTTGTCAAGCATTGCATACATGAGGCTATCCTCGCGCCACTGCATCTGGAATGCTCCGGATGTGGTTGTAAGGAGCATGAAATGTATGTCCACCTCGTCCACGTGTCTTGTCTCTCCGTCAAGACCCTCAATGTCTACGTCCGTCATCTTCTCCTTGATGTTACGGATTATGTAGTTTCCGATTCTTTTCTCGTATATCTGCTCCATATCGTTTATTTTTTCGTTGTAGTCTTGCTCTTTCTGCCCGCAGCGGTTTTTCTGCCCGTTTTAGGCTGTTTCCTGGCCGTTTCCGCGGTTTCTTTAGTTTCCGCAATAATTTCCTCGTCCTCGGTCTTAACCTCGCTGAAATCGTCCGAAATCGTCTCGTTGTTCACATTGGTCTCCGCACTTGTGGTATCCTCGCCCGCAGCGGCAGTCCCTGTCAGCGTTACCGATTTCTCTGCAAATATAATACTATGTTTGTCTATATCGTCATCCGACTGTTCTTTTTTCTCATCATAGACGAAATAACGGCAGTCGTACAATGCCTTTCCCATAGATACACCGATACGGTAAGGCCTCAAATCCTTACTGCATCCGTTCGCACCACACAAAGCGCACTCCTTGCAGTTTGTATAGTTCTTCCTTTCTTTTAATTTCGCTAATGCCATATACTGATTTATTAGTTAGTAAACCTCTTCCACGACCTCTACGGCCGGCAGGTCGTAGCAGTCCTTCTTATTGACCATAGGGACATAGTTAAGGTCCACATCCCCGTATATCACATAGAACACAATTCCTCCCTGCTTGCGTCTCTCGAATCCCATGCGCTGCATCCTGCGTCCGAACATCATGATAGTCATGTCGTTCAGTGCATTCTCTTCACAGAACTCGATATAATTGGCATACAGGTCGGCGCACTTGAACCAGTTTCCCTTCTCGTACTTACCCGTACCGATGCGCATCTTTTTAAGCTGCACCCATGCATACAGACTATCGTTCTTGGCAATGGTCTTGAACTTATTAAGCTGGGTAGTCTTTGACTCCGGAAATCTGTATCCGCTTGCCTTGAAGTTCTGCATGCCTCTCACGAGCCAGGCCATCACTCCGCTATATTCTTCCGCTATCTTACCCACAAGCCCCAAGTCCTTCTCGTCATCGCTGATAGTCACCGGAAAGTCCAGCTCAATAAATCGTCTTAGTATTGCGTTCGAGCAGTCAGATGTAGTAACCCTGCTGTTCAGGTTCATCACTAAATACGGTATGTTATACACCGTGTACTCGTTCTGTTTAAGGAGTCTGCCTTGCATGGGCTCACCGCTGACAAACCTCTTGAACATGCTTCCGTTATCACCTATATCCACGTTCCTTCCCACCTCGGAGCAGTAAAGGAATCTCTTGCCGTCCACGCTTGCAGCAGCCCTGAGTGACTCATCTCCCTTGCGGCAGAGTATGCTCTCCAGTGAGGCCATGCCAACGTTCTCACGTCCGAACAGTCCGCAGATAGTCTCAAAGACTACACTCTTGCCGTTGGAACCCGTCCCGTAACAGCACAGACAGTTCTCCACTTTCATCTCACTATTGTTCCTGTCCACAAGCCCAAGACTAAGATACATCTGCAATATCTGTCGGCTTGCATTGTCCGGCAGCACACGTTTAAGGAATCGTTTCCAGGTAGGGCACTCCGCGTTCATGTCAAAGTCGTAGTCATGCAGATATACACAATGCAGCCTGTGGTCAAAGGGATATTTCCTAAGTGTCCTCATATCCACAACACAGTTACGGAATGCCATCAGATGGAAGGACGGCTGCAAGGCATTATAGCATACTCCATAATATGCCTCACGATAGAACCGGTTATCACCGTACTTCATGATAATGGCAGCAGATACACCAAGCCCGTCAAGGAAACGGCTGACAATATCGCGGAACACAAAAGTGGGGCACTGCTCGTAAATCCTGCCCGTAAAGAAATATATCTCTCCCTTGTACATGCCGAACTTACCACTGCGGAACGTCTGACGCAAATACCGGCACAAGGCCGCAGACTTCTCGGAGAATCCACGTATGTTGTTGATTATCTCCATCCCGTTCTTGTCAATACCCGATATCAAATCACGTACAGCCATATCCGTTATCTCCGAATATCTCTGCGTATAGGTGAAATTATTCATGTATGCCATATCTCAATCGCTTAAAAACTCCCCAATATAATTTATATACCAAAAATTATATATATATAGATTACAAAAATATATGTTTATGTATATATAATTATCATATTTATCCTAATGGATATAGTTTTCAACTAGTTATAGTTGTTTCTTGCAGTGCAAATATAGGTATTATATGGGATATAACCGCGCTTAAATTTCGTTAATTCCCTTATTTTATGTATAATTATTAACAAATTTTTCGATTTCGAGGGCTAAAGTCTGAAAATACCTTCCAAACGTGAAAAAATGCATAAAAAGATAATGGGGTTTATACTTTATGTGGGGCGGTTTAACAGTTGTGGGGAGGGGAAAAATTTTTAGGAGAGGTGAAGAAAGCCTTTTAGCCGGCTGTGCTCTGGGGGGGGGCGGGGGCTTGAATATCAACAAAAAATATAATATACTGCTGTATATTATTGCGGTGTCAAAATAAATACCTATCTTCGTGGTACAATTAACAACATTACTAACAATTAACAATTACAACATTATGATGTACACAAATTACATTCTGTCAGAATTCGCGCAAAAGTTCGATTCAGGACTTGCTGCACGTCGTGAAACATTCTCTAAACTGCAAAAGTGGATGACCACTAATACTATTCGCCGTGCCGGGGCTGCGGTCGATTCTCTTGCGCTCTCTCCCTGTCGTGTTATCAATTTGATGAATAAGGCTCTAGCAAAGGATTCATCATTCAGCGATGATGAAAAACAGATTGTACGAGAGGCTCTAGCTGTCACCGGGTTCGCAAAGATTCAGCTCCGTGACTGCTACCTAGTAGACGGTGTCGTATCGGTCCTGAAGCGTGGTGTAGCTGTACCTGCTCCCCGTGGATTCCGTGGTGTCCTCGCGTCGATTAAAACCAAGAAACAGCAAGACGACAAGGTGTCCGCGGCTGTGGCCCGCGCGGCTTCCAAGTCTGCGGCCCGCGCGGCTCGTGAGGCCTCTAGACAAAAAGACAAGGACTTACAGGCTCTTATAAAGGAGCTCAAGCGTGAGGGACACTCTTTTGCTGAGGCCGTTCTGTTGGCGTCTAAAAAGCTAGGATAACATCTATTGACCGCGTTTGGAACATTGGGCGGGCTCGATTCCCGCCCGCGGTCCTTTGGCCCTCTATCGGGCCTATTCGCTCTTTGATTCCATGTATATCGTCCCCGGTCCGGGGTCGTCGATTTCTCGCGGTGCGTCCATGGGGGCGGCCGCAAAGGTCGTGTGGTCGTGGTCTGCTGCACCTAGTTGGTGGGTGGTCCTTATAAGCGGTCGCGCGGTCGGTCGGTGGTTCGGTCGGGTGCTCGGTGTACACTCGCTGTATGCGAGGGGTTGGGTTTATCTCCGGGACGTGTCCCGGGGGTATCGTCGGTGGTCGTCGTCCGGCTGCCGGGGGTCTGTAAAAGTTGGAAATTGAGAATACCTTTAAAAATCTGCTGTGACTTACTATAGAGTCGGGCGGTGTGGTTTCCGTCGGCCGTGTGCTGCGATAATACGTACAGTGGTACGGGGAGCGGGGCGCGGGCGGTGGCTGTGGTTCTATTCAATCGTCCACACGTACCACAATGACCGCGGGCGCGGTCCTGCTAAAAACGTCTAAGGATTGATAACTAAGTGTTGGCGCGGACGGGTAAGGTGTTCCATTAGATAATAGGCCCGGCCGGGGTCGTGGATTGAAACGTGAAGATGATATCCCGAGCGCGGGCCTACATACTTAACTAGGTTGCAAGCAAAGGAGCTAGGCATGTATGGATATTGCAAGATATTCACTTGTACCAATGAACTGCAATCTATCCTACTTTCACGCGTGAGCGACGAAAGTAGATGAACGGCCGCGGGTTGCATGAACGCGCCCGCGGTTACAAATGAACGAATGAATAAACTAATTGAACGAGTATGGAAAGAATAAAGAGTGTATTTGATATCCCGGCACGTAAGCGTGCGTTGATATCACTTCAACTAAAGTACGAAGATATTCGCTCCCTGAATGAACGCGTGAAAGCGGGCAAAGGTGATGCGAATGAATTGCGATATCGGATGAACGACTTCAAACAGTCGCTTATCGAACGAATTGACCGCTTTCAGTTTACAGCGGACGAACTGAACGAGCGCGGTATAAAAGTCCGTTTCAACGGTTAATGCTCCCTGAACGGTGCATTGACCACTACTAACTAACATTATTCAATAACATTTAAAATTTTAGAGTATGAAAACTATCAAGATTGAGAAAGAGTGCATGGTAACAGTATCTGCAAACGGTGTAATTGCATCACTCATTGTAAGCGGTGCACGTCTGGAGTTTGACGAAAGCGAGGACGTGTGCAAACATGCAGTACTGAACGTATCTAAGCAACAGAGTACATGTTATGCAATGAACTTTGCAAACGACGTGGACGGGCTGTACTATTCAACCGATAACCACACAGTGAAGTCGGTTACTCTCGACCATATCTGGAATGACTTTGAGATTATCAAAATCAAGCCACTCTGACCAAACGAACGAGGAACGGCCTTGACCGGCTGTTTCTCGACTAATTGTTTCACTAAATAAAAAAGAGTATGAAAAAGATTTATGTAGACTGCAATGATGCAGAGGGTGAGTTCTTCTATCTGAAAGATGAGTACGGTTACTATTACATCGAGGACCTTGAACAGGAAACGCGCGAGGTGTCGAACGCACAGTGGGACTCTTATTGGAGTCAATTCAGTAAGGAAGAGCTTCTAATGGAATGCTTCTAAGGTGAACGGTGGCCGCGCCTGAACGCTCGACCACTGACTAATTACTAACTTTAAAATGAATGAGTATGTTTTACCTTGACATCATCTTCCACTTTGGTGGAATGTTCGTACTTCTCGCATTAATCGGAAATGAGTACGATAACTCACGTCCGGGAGTGATACCCGGCATGAGTACTATAATTATTCACTAAACACAAAAAGTATGAGATTATTTGGAATTTTGAGCGAGGTCGGTGAACTACTTATGGTAGATATCGACGTGAATGTTTTGAAACCTTACGTTCTGAACGGTTGGACAATTCGAGTACTTGAATGAGTACGATAACTCACTCTCCGGGTGATACCGGGAGTGAGTACGATAACTATATTACTAATTTAAAATCGAAAAAGTATGTTACAAGACGAATTTATCAAAAGAGGCGGCAAAATCGAAGATTATGCATTCGCAAACGGCCTGTACAATTCAACCAACATGAATAAGGACGAATTTTGCAAGGCATGGGTAACGATTACGGAAAGCAAACAGAACGGGTTTGGCTGTGTTTGGGAGTTAATTCAGGACTTGGTTGAACACCATAACAGTGAACTTTCCGAAACGGAGAACGCAAAAAACGAAATCACTGCACTCTATCAGGACATCGCAAAGCAAGCCATCGAGCGAGAGAATTACATTTCCGATTTGGAGAATGAGCGAGATGAACTCAAAAAGCGATACGACGACCTGAACAGTTACTCCACTAGATTGGAGTGCGTCGCTTCAAAGATGTACAATGTAGACGCAAAGCTCTGCGAGGATATTCTGACCGACCATCTTACACCGTCCGAGTCAATCCGATTCAAGATTGCGCACAGTATAAGACTCTCTGACAGTGACAAAGATTACATTCAGGCAAATCTGAAGTAGCAAACGGGTGGTGGACGTGATAGTCTGCCATCTGACAATTAACCGAATTGTTTCACTAAATAAAAAAGAGTATGAATGAGATTTATGTAGTCGCTTTAACGAAATGCGTCGGTGGTTGGCAAATGACATATCACGACGTGAGTACGAACGAAACGTGGACGCGCATAGCAAAACGCAAAAACGCGCTTGTGGTTGGAGCTTTCCTGAGTGGATATCACTTTAGCAATGTTACCGGGCATGAAAGCGTTTTTCGTTAAGTCAGTGAAGTTTGACAGCTACCAACTAGCTTGCATCCTAGAGGCTCTTACGGGGTCTGTCAATGTCCACACAAGCGCAAACAGGTACATTATCATTGAGCCGTTGAGTCCTGCGTTATATGTTTCATTGAGGCCTAAGATGTTGAAGATAGGTTTCAAGGAAATGTACTATTTTGGTACATGAAAGCGACTAGGCCGTTTGGGTGTGACAATCCGGACGGCCACTATTGTATAACACTAAAAAACAAAGAGTATGGAATTTAAAGAATTAAGAGAGATGTGCGTGAACGCTGAAAGCGAAATGCGCAAATTAGGTTCAATATCCCAAAGTCAGCTATTTTGGTACGTGTCTTTTGATGAACTCATCGAGATAGTCAGAAATCGCAAAAACGATAGCTATTGGCTTGCATACACTGAACTTGCAGAACGCATTGACGTTGCGCTTACGTTCATTGACTTTGACTACGACACAGACGATTACTTCTACTTTAAAGCTGAAATGCTTAAAGCGGTCGATTCTGAATTAGGGACATCTTACTACATGGACGTTTACGACGGTAATATAGAAGGGTGGCTGAAAGAGCAAAAAGAGATTGAGGAAATCGAGCGAGAGTACGCAGAGAGAGAAAATGACCGGGAAACAGTTTGCCGGTGGTTTGCGAATGATGCGGGTGTAAGTCTGGACGAAGCTTACGACATGTACGATGTTGTAGTTCCTTACGTCTAGCATTCAGGACGGTCGAGATTGCATCAAGGCCGTTCCACTAGTTTATTAATCACTAAAATCAAAAGAGTATGGCAATTTATAACATGAGAGTCAAGAGGTATGCTTACTTCTACTTTAAAGAGGATGAATATTTCAAGAATGAGATGCACGTAAAGTTCTATGAACGCGCTTTGCGTGAGTGGCTTGATTCATCAAGCAATGTAATCGCTTTAAAAGAGGTTGCACATTCAGAGCTTGGTAACAAGGCCGTCCGGCTGTTTAAATACAGACTGAGTGACCTTGGAGTGAACGAAAGTGACAAAAGAGTTAAGCTTGCGATTCAGCTAGGACTCTACGACTACATAAAGTCACTGTTCAGAGAGTTTGACCAGATGACCAAGCATCAGTCGTAAAGAGTGAAACGGTGCAGTGAGTACGATAACCGCTGCACTGACTATTGTCTAACTAAATAACAAAAGTATGAAGAGTTTTGTAATAAGAGAGAATTTAAGGTTTTTCGAGATGTTCGTCCTCGACGCGGTGTTTGATATGATTGACGGTCGTGACCGATTCTATAAAACGGAGTCCGGGGACTATATCGGAAAGATAGAGTCGGTGGACGTGATTATCGAGGTTGTAAAGGATAACGTAGTCAGATTGCGCCCGTTATATGAAGGGGCTTGCATGGATATCGTTTACAAGGTATTCAGGACAAAAGCTACAACAGCGTGGACGGTGGTTTACAGACACAAGAAACCCGACGACGTTACGTTCTGTCTGCACTATCGAGAAACGGCAAAGTAAATCTAGGTTGTGGTTGCATGATAGTGGCCACAACCACACAATTAACCATATTACTAACAATTAAAATTTTACAAGTATGTTATTTTTTTCGATTAAGAACTATAATGAGTTCGTTGAGGTGTTTGGTTGCGTAAAAAACCACAGTGACAAAGAGGATGTAAAGAAAAACCGCAGAAACAAGCTAGTGCTTACCTGTTGGAAAGATAAGACATTCTTTAGTCAGGTCCGGAAATATGGAAAACCATTTCCAAAAACGGCCAGTGGGCTGATGAGGTTTGCCAAGATGGTAACGGAAAACACACTCATGTTTGACAAGGCTGAGAGATGTTACCGTTTTGACCTCCTTGATTGGACAATGCTGTCAAACCAATATCAACTTGACGACCTAAACGGAGTATGCGAGGATGGTGATGCAACCTCCATAAGATATATCAACGTGAAAACAAATAGGGTGTACAAAATGAATGCCGGAAAGTTCTTCACTAGATGTTTGGAGTTTACATCGGGCGATAAATTGCCTAAGCCATTGATAACATACTCAGTCGAGGTACTTGTCGAGAGGTGGGTGTCTGCGGGCAATACAGACAAATACGAGCTCGTGGTAGGCGATGGCTATGACGATTTCGAGAAGATTTACACTCAGTCACACCTCAAAGGTAATTTCCATTCATGCATGGTTAATAAGGAATACCATTCATTCTATGCAAATAGCGTGATAGCAAAGGCGGCATATCTTATCGAGGATGAGAGTGGCTTGATAGTTGCAAGATGCATCATATTTCCGGAAGTCAGAGATGACGACACGAATGAGGTTGTAAGACTTGCAGAACGTCAGTACTCAACCGATACAGATTTGAAGCTTCAACGTATCCTGATAACCAAACTCATTGCGGGAGGTTACATTGACGGTTACAAGAAAATTGGCGCGGGTTGCAGTGATTCAAATGCATTCGTATCCAATACGGGTGAAGATTGGAGCGACAGAGATTTCTCTATATGGTGCAATGTTGACGACCTATACGACGGTCCTGTAAGCTATCAAGATTCATTCAAAGGATACGACAGTTACAGACAACGTGCGTACAATTACAAAGACGGTGACAGTGAGTACGACTTGGCAACCACCAGCGGTTCTCTTATAGAGGGCGAGTGGGATGATTGGCACGAATGTTACTGCGCGGAAACACGTCCGGTTTACGTTCATGGCAGACGCTATGAATGTGATGTCAATGACCTTGAAGATTTTGTGCTTGTCGAAGATGACGGTGAATATCACCACTTCGATGATTGCTTTTGTTGCAGTCATTGTGGCGATTGGTATCTGTGCGATGGTAACGAAGTAGTTGTCAGAGGTAACGATTACTATTGCTGTGAAGAATGCATGAAACGTGAATGCTTTGTTGATGATTTCTTCACCGGTGAGAGAATCGACCCGGAGATTGCGGAATGCGAAGATGTAGTCGTAGAAATCAACGGTGTAACAAAATGGGTCAAGGCTCTCGAAGAAAACATTCCGACTGATGAGTTTGAGTGGGATACGGAACGTCAAGCATGGACCGAAATCGTGAAAACCGAGGAATTGACCGAGGCTTAACAAAAACAGTGCGCGAGGGTGATACTTCACGCACTGACACAATCAACTGAATGTATAATTTAAAAAATAAAAGTATGAATCTAGATTTATTGAAGGAGTTGTATATGATTTATTCTCCTAGTGGCAAAGAGTGTAAGATGAGAGAGTTTATCACTGAGTGGGTTAGCAAAAATGCTCCCGACGCGGCAATCGCGGACGACGGTGTTAATCTCTACATAACCAAAGGTAAATCGGAGAGCTATCCTTGCGTGGTCGCACATATGGACCAGGTTCGCAGTCACTCACACTCAAAGGATTTCAAGGTCATTGAGTCGGACGGTATTCTGCTAGGATATTCACCGAAAAACCGCAGACAGGAAGGGCTCGGAGCAGATGATAAAAACGGTATCTATGTCGCTCTTACATGTTTGCTTGAAGATATTGACAATATCAAGCTTGCATTCTTTGCGGAAGAGGAAGTCGGATGTCTGGGAAGTGCAAACTGCGACATGGAGTTCTTCAAGGATGTTAAGTATATCATTCAGTGCGACCGTCGAGGACGTTCTGACATGATTACCAATGCTTGCGGCACACCGATATGCAGTGAAGATTTCATCTCGGACGTCGAGCCGGAAACTTACGGATATCATGAGTGCGACGGTTCACTGACTGACGTCTACCAATTAGTTCAGAACGGAGTCGGTGTTTCATGTATCAATCTTTCATGCGGATATTATGAACCGCATACAGACCATGAGATAACGGTAATTGACGACCTGAACAGATGCACTAGTATGGTGCACGACCTGTTATGCTCACTAGTTCATGACTATCCGCACAGAAACAGATTGAGTATCGGAAACAACTCCAAGTGGTACGAATGGGACTTCGGAGATATCAAAAGTGGGATTGACGACATGCCTGATGATGATTATTGGTGCATGTGGGACGAGATTGATGATTATCTCTACAACAATTCAGATTCAGAGTTTGACGACTTTTATACGGTGTTCCGTGATAAATATCCGGAACTTGCCAAATCTGAATTGAAACGCATATTCGATGACGTCAAATCGTACTACGAATGAAAAAAAGGCCGGGTGGCTGTGACAGGCCATCCGACTACAACTATTGTCTAACTTAAAATAACATGAGTATGAGAACTAAAGAGAGTATTTTCGAGGAAATCAAGAGTCAAGGTTACATCACAAAGAGCCAGATTCAGGCATTAAAGAAAATGTCAGAGCGCAACGGAGTTACAGTCTATAAAAGGACTACCATTCCGGAGTTCAAAAGCAAAGGAATCCCCGTTACATTCGAGCAAGGTGAACAGGGCCTGCGATGGCTGCGTAAGATTGCAAATAAGCGTAAGGCAGTCGTGGACGAGAGAACGAAAAACCTCATCTTTTCATCATCGGCCCGCGACTTCCACTTTCAAGGTTTCACGAGTAACTTCATGCCGATATATGAACTGAATGGGCTTGTGTACAGTGGATTTGGTGACAGTATTACGGTGATGTAAAAAATGTCCGGCGCGTGTGGCAACGTTCCGGACTACCATTATCAACCCGAATGTCTAATTTAAATTTTATGAGTATGAGAGGAATTATTTACAGAGTCGTGAATCGGTATGGAATACAGGACTATCACACGCTTGCGGAAGCTAAAGCAAAAGCAAAGCCAATAGACCACATTCAATTCGTGGCGAACGGAGGCTATGCCGTTGTGTCAAGCGTTAAACGTATTTATGCAACTCCCGCATGGGTAAAGAAATGTATGCGGAGAATAGGATTTGAGGAATAAACTAAAAGGGCGACTGCGATTGCATCAAAGTCGCGCCACAACCTATTTATTAACTTAAAATTCAAAGAGTATGGAGATTGAACTTAATTATGATGGTTGGTGCTATGGATATTATGACGATATTCAGGAGGCAAAAGATGTAATTGATGATTGTGTGAAAGAGTTCGGTTGCAGACGTGACCTGTTCTCAACACGAGAGGTGTACTTCGACACATGGGCCGATTGACAAAAAGGATTGCGCGGTGTGATAGTCGCGCAACCCACTGAATGTTTAATTAAAAAAATAAGAGTATGAAGAGTATTAAAAGAGAAATCAGCGAAATCGTGAACTGCGAGAATAAAGTAGTCGAGAATGGAATGGTGACTGTGACAACGGAAAATGGAACTTACAGATACCCGGAGTCCATCGAGAGTGAATTAAAGTTCTCGATACCTCGACACAGAGAATACTCAGTAAGCGACGTTGAGAGAATAAACAGGATGCAATGCGCATTGCGCGTCCTTACGTTGCTCCCTGCCGATGTCCGCAAAGCTTTCAAAGATGACGGATTCAGACTATTCAACGATAACAGATATAGTATCCGTTTGAGCGTCCGCAATGAGGTCGTATATAACGTTCAGAAAAGCGTTACAAAGTACGGCATTGGTGAGAGAGCATACAGAGAAGCATACGAGAGATTGCCTCTTAAATATGTGATTTAGTGAAACGGCCGGTACGATGTGATAGTCGTGCCGGTTACGACATGTTTAACCTAAAAATTAAAGAGTATGACTAAAGAAGAAAGAAAACTCAGAGTTGCTTATGCTTACAAGATGATTTCAACATCAAGTGTTCATCAGACATTCAAGGAGCGTTTGAAGATATTCTTCGGATGGAGTCCGATGCAGATATCCGCGAAGCTTCGCAAAGTTGCGGCCTATATGGTCGATAATCCTGACGCGAACTTGGCTGCGGTTTATGCCGGTGCGTTCGGAATCAGACTTTCAAACGGTACTATCCCGGAAGATGTGACAAAGTAAGCATATGAAGCGAATGTCGGATGGATGTGACAGTCCGTCCGACTACTAATGTTTAATTTAAAATATTCATAGTATGAGTTACCAAATTATCTATCGTGGACTCGCAATCAAGACTTCACGCGGCATATTGCCAATCTTTGAGAATGGTTCTAACAACGTTCGTGTAATGGATAGCAAAGGCAATATGGTGAGAGAGAAATATTGGAGTACGTTACCCGGTGCATTCGTTAAGTCTGCTCCGAGATTGTTCAATGATGTCGAGCATGCAATAAAGAACGTTTGCAGACAGGTGTTTGCAGACAAAATCTTTCAATTTGTGCCGCGCAACAGTAATATGGAACGGAAGCTGAAAATCATGTTTATGTATCCAATGACAATCAAGGAAGCTGTAAATTTCGGGCTGTGTTACTACGAGTACATTGACTTCAAGCCTCATAAGAGACCCATAACTGACGAGGCCTCACTATTCTCCGCTTTGGAAGCGAATAGAGTAGTGTTTCTGACCGACGTCAGGTGTTAATTGTTAGTATTGTGGGCTACGTGGTGTGACAGCCGCGTAGCTTTCTAATTCATTTATGTTTCACTTTAAAATTTAAGAGTATGGAGAGAAAAGAGTTTATCGAGGCTAATGGTTCATATGCTATGCGTTACGACCTTACGGAAAGAGATTTTCAGATTGTAGACCACTATATCGGACTGATTTCTGCAATGCAGCTTTCCGACAATGAGCCTCACGTAGGTGACTTGGTTCAGGGTGCTTATTACGATGGAATGTATGAGTATCAATATGGACGTATCGACAAGATAGTCGGTGACAAGATTACAGTTTGCGCGGAAGGTTCGGTCAGTGTGTTCGATAGTACGAAATGGATTGGTACTTCAATTAGTGGCGGTCCATTCTTCACTCACGACAGGTCGGAGTTTAATCTCGTCGGTGACGATGAGGCAGACTTCTGGACGTTTGGCCGCGTTGGTGCTTGTGCCGGTGGCGGGCTTCATTTTAGTGCTCCCGTCAGACGTTGGTCGATTCCTTACACTTGGCAGTCACGCACATTCATTAACGTTTACCTGAATAAAAGAGAAGAAGGTAAATGGCCGGTTACAATCGACAATACCAATTGGAGCTGTTTCATTGCTTTCGGATTTGTGAGTGTCGAGCAACTTGACAGATTCCTGGCTTATGTTGGCGCAACAAAAACCGAGTGGGACGGCAATGACACATTCAAGCGTTACAAGCTATCTCACAACATTTCGGAACTGTATTTTAGTTCGGTAGCGGAATTGCCTGTGGGTGCTAAGCTTGTCCGGACTTATTGCAATGGCAGCGTGGTTGATTGTTACATCAACACAACTGAAAAGGAAATTGAGCTATATCGTCCAAATCCGAACTATAAGGACGTTTACAAGCCTTACCCATATGAGTTCCGTCGCAAGATGGAGCAGGAGATAGGAACAGTCGATTTCTAATTACTAGTTTAGGTATTATGAGAGGGTGTCCGATTGGGTTCGGGCATCTTCACGATTTATTGTTTCACTTTAAAATTATAAGAGTATGAATTATTACGAAAATGCTAAAAGAGATGTTGTAAACGCTTGCAAGAAACACTACGGAAACCACGTGAGTGAATGCTGGATGTACGGCCTTTACATAGATTATTCCGAAGGCCCTCGCTGTGCACTTACAATGTTTGAAGAGGATGTTAAGCCACTTGTGTCTACCAATGTGATAGACCGGAATTTCTATAACGAAATGTGCTTCATGGTATTCAGAAAACTAATTGACCTCATTCTCTCGGTTGTAGATTTGGACTTCACGGGCAAAACACCGCTTGAACTTTGCCAGATAACCTGCAAGTCAATGTTCGGTGACTGATTTATGGTGGGTGAGACTGAACGCTTGCCCATCAACTATTATTGTTTTACTAAAAATCAAAAGTATGGAGAATTTAAGTTACAAAAGAGTGAGTGGAATCCTCTACGTCGAGAATGGCACAACACTAAAGTCTAAGACGATGAACATCGCGAAGATTGCAGACAACGCTTACATCACACGTCCTATGGACGATGATAAAGTGACGTTTGTTCTGGAGCTTAACGGAGTTTATTGGATTGAGGCAGACGTTCCTGTGAAGCTGGCATATGATATAATTCCAAACGTGCCGCATTTCTTGAATCGTTTCCAAAACCATGACTTCGCGCAGTGTAAGCCATCTCCCAAAGCAGAGATTATACGCAGAGCTGTTCATCCGGAATTGCCGGTTATTTGGGAACTGAAAGAGAAAGCCAAGCAGCAACTGCCTGAGGGTATGGTCAAGGTTCATGCCTTGCGATACAAGCAAGATGGCAACACGCTGACCGACTATCCGATAGTTCTTTCCAAGATAGCAGACTGTGTATATTGTGAGTCTATTGATGATTACAACGACTTGTATTTCACCGAAATTAATGGTGTGATATTCCAACTCGGTACTTACGTAAAGTGCAATGAGGACAATAAGTCGCAGATAATATCCCTCACGCTCGAAGTAAGAAATGGCTTTATTGCCGCGCATACGGTTGGCGATAATTCTGATTGTTACTTCAACAATTTAGAGATTGAGGTAATGAAGCGACTCGGCTACGATGTGACTCCGCTCCTTGCATCACGTAAAAGATGTCTGGAGATGAGAGCGATAAAAGAGAAACAGGACAGAGCGGAGCGTAAAGCGAGAGAAAAAGCGCAAAAGGAAGCGGAAGAGATAGAGCGTAAGGCAAGACTTGAAGTTTCACGCGCAAAGATTGAACATGGAGAGTTTCTCAGTACCGCGGACTTTTTAGAGCTTGCTGATTCCGTCAGCTTTAAGATTCATCCACGTACACGCGGACTGCTTCTCAGCTCGGTCACCGAGGTTGGGCTGGGCTATTGCAGATACCGTAATGTTCCGGGAAAGAGAAAGAAAACAGCAGATTCTTTCAATGGAGTTCATGAGGCTTACTTCAAGCTGAGATGTCGCATCACTCACTAACAAACAAATCGGGCGCAGGTTGGTAGCTTGCGCCCGATACTAATATTGTTTAACTAAATTTTAAGAGTATGGAGAAAATTAAGTTCACAGTGCTCGACAGAGAGCCTAACGGTTACAAAACCGGTGATTTGGTCGCTGACATTATAAAGGTCGGCAGACTGTCAGAGTTTCAAGCTAAGACGTTCATAGAGAACGTAGAGTACGCTAGAACCCTCGACTATCCTGAGCGAAGAGATACATCATCGTTTCTTTGGGATAATATCGTAAGATACATCAGTCGGCTGGAGGGCGAATACGGGCACTTATACGGCAAATGTGATGAGGTGTTTGACGCGCTTATCGGAATGAGCAATATCCAATACTACGAGATGAAGAGAGTACGCGATGCACACTTTGAGTCAGCGCACAACGGATATTGGCTGTTCCAAGACCGTAACCGCAATTACTATTCCGTTTTCGTCAGAAACGGGAAACCGGACAACGAAACGTGGGCGACCGTTACAAGGGATGGCGAGCCCGATATTCCGCTATTCACCAAAGAATACATCGAGTATCAAGGTTGCAGCTACGACGGTAAAATCGCCTATGTTCACGTATTATAGAAGGGTATTGTTTAATCACTAAAATTAATGAAAGTATGAGAATTGTGGAAATGAAAGACCAACTGAAAGAATGCATGCTGACAATTGCAGAGAAACCAACTGAGTACAGAATCGTAATCGGAACAAAGCTTCCGATGTTGCAACCTAATGGCAATGAAGAAGAGTCCTGGGAGTTCCTTATTGACAAAGGCGACTGCGGATGCGACTGTTGCGCTAATCCTGAGCCACCCAAAGTGTTCGATAGTTGGCTCGTGACAGATAGCGGAGGTAATATCAGAGAATTTCCCTCGTTTAAGGACGTGCTCAACTTCTTTGAGGACTACATCTATTATGATGTTGTAAAACATATAAAAGTCGAGCATTTTTAACACTTCACCTATTGCTATTTATAATTTACTTCGTAAATTTGCATTGTAATAAGGTTGATAAACAATGGTACGCTTGATAGGTGTGCCATTGTACAAGATACAATTAACATGATTACTTAACCACTAAAATTTCAAAGAGTATGAAGAGAGAGATTTTACAAAAGCTTTACATCGTTTCAACACTGGGTGGAACTCCTAGTTACTACTTAGACCTGGCCGTTGCGGAGGAAGCATACCAAAAGAAGTGCGATTGGTATCGCAAAATACTGTCAAAGGAAAGATTCAGAGAAGCGTCTGTTGAACTCCCGGACGGAGACAAATGGACCGAGTGGCGAGACAAGGACAATATGTTGTCGCAAGATGTAACATTTGACATCAAGTGCATTAAGACAAAGGCAACAATACTCTGACAACATGCCGGTCCATCGTGACGGGTGGCCCGGCTGCAATTATTAACCCTTTAAAATACATGAGTATGAAGATTTATTCAGTAGTTGCGGCTATCGCAATCAAAGACGAGGTACTTACCGCAGATTCAAGTTTGTTTACTACAAAAGAGGAAGCGGAAGAAAGAATGGACTTTTTTAAACACACATTCGGACTCTCTCCTAGTTGTGACAATGTTACATTTTACAGAAAATTTCCGCTCCTTGATGCAGAAAAGAACATGACCGGGTATTTCATCAACGTGCAGGACAGAGATGGAGACGAGTTCACCATAGAGTTACAGCAACACGATATCTAAGGTACAGGGCGGTTGAGATTGCATCAATACCGTTCCACAATCATTAACCATAAAACAAAAGAGTATGAAGAAGTTTAGATTTTTTCAAGAGGACTATCCAAAATGTGCGGACTCCGATTGGGCGCATTTGTATGAGAAAGGAAGTGAGGTGTATGTTCTAAAGTACTACACCGGGCCGACAACCTATAAAGCCGAGCGAGAAAACCTGATGCTTGAATATAGTAAGATATTCTCCAACTTCAAGGCTGCGGAGGACACAATCAAACGTCTAATGCGAGTTACCAAAGGTTTCAATGATTTCAAGATGTTAGAGCGAAACGACCACGATAACTTCATCGAGTACATCGCAATCAGAAGCGAAGCCGACTATGAACTCACAAAAGAATATGTGGTATTCAGAATATTCTTTGAGAAGATTCATAATACACCTTGCAATTACATTTAGTATTAACAATTAAAATAGAGAGAGTATGCTAGACATTAGAAAATGCAGAGAACTGCGAGAGAAACATCCCGGAATGTTGTGCCTTTTTGGTGACGGAGATTCCTACGAGAGTTATAACAAAGACGCGATTAAGGTCGGAAAGATTTGCAACCTGAGCGTTGTGGTGCGTGACGGTGTTAGAGTGTGCAGGTTTGCCATGCACATGGTTGATAAATACCTCCCGCTGATGGTCGATGCCGGTGAGAAAATTGCAATCTTTGACGGTGTTGAGTAAAACAAAGGGCGGCTGCGATGGTATCAAGGCCGTACCGCGAATATTATTAACCTTTTAAATTTACAAGATTATGACAAGAGAAGATTATTCATTGAAGTTGCAGGAAATTCAGATTGATTACCCACATCTTTCAGTCGTGGAGACCAATGACAGTATCAATGGGTATCCCAGTGGTATCAGAGAGGCTTTGATAGGCTTCAAGAATATGGATGAGGCCAATGAGGTTGCCAAGAAATACTTTACAAGTTGTAACGTGTATCTGCTTGACCGCCCCGAAGGACATCACTTTTACACAAGAAGAGGTGATTGCGCGTGGGATGGGATTGACGTGCAGAGCATCGTTTCTGATGATTATGAACTATATTCCGGTTCAGGTCAGCAATATCTCAAAGATTGGATAGACGATATTAAGGGTTTTGTTGATGATATCGAGAATTACATTGATACTATCAGGACTTTGCTAAATGACCAAATACTGCCAATTTGCGAAGATATTGATAATCTTGCGGATGATGAAATGCTGATTCTCCGCGAAGGTGAGTATTACGATACAGTAAAGAAACAGCCGACGGAGTTCAGCTTCGATTCACACTGTTACGCAATCGGTGTTCTGGAACTGTAAACTATTCGGGGTGTGGCAGCCCCGCATAGTACCAATATTAACTAAAAATAAAAAGTATGAGACTGATTTATTCTGACGCAGACAGACGAAATGCTGAACTGCTCAACAAGGAACTTTACAACGGCAATGGCAATGAGACATATCTTCTGCGCGTTTGCTGTATGGGGTATTTCAAGGATGGCGAGAATCCTAAAGAGTGGGCCAAGACGTTCACCGGTGCTTTCCTGAGAAAATATCCGCAGTACACGACCGTCATAAGATACATTGAGAAAGCCTTGGGTAAGGAGAGACCGAATTGGGAAGATATGACAAGACAGAATCTTATCGAGTCCATGAACTTTATTCAGTCCAATGTTTGTGCCAAAAGCGCAAAGCTTTACTCAAAGGTTCTCAATTCTATCTTCAATGACTGGAAAGATGATGTAGAGTTGCCGACAGCCAATTTCAGAAAGGCTCTCTACGTAAAGGATGAGCCGAGTCAGAGCGTTTACCTCAACGAAGATGAGATTGCAAAGATTGTAAACTACACTCCGGCCAACGCTTATGAGAGAACAGTACAGGCGCAGTTCCTGTGCGAGTACTATCTTGGAGGCCGACGTTCAGACTTGCTTCTGATTAAGAGAGAGATGATTGATGTCGAGAGAAAACGCATCAACTACGTATCGCAGAAAACAAAATCTGTGATATCCGCTCCGCTACATGCCAACTTCTTGAAGTTCTTTGATTGGGTAGACCGCAGAGAAATTTCCCTGGCACGTTATTACGTTCTTCTTCGCGAGATTTGCCGCAAGGCCGGTATTAATGAGAAGGTATCCGTATTCCTCGCAGGGAAACGTATAGTAGATGAAAAATGGAAGTTCGTCGGTAGCCACACCGCAAGACGTTCATACGCTTGCAACCTCTATCTCAGAGGATGCGATATCTACACTATTGCAAGACGTATGGGCCACAGTTCGGTCAAGGTTACTGAGGGATATTTGGTGATGGAGGAAAGAGAACTTCCCTCACAAGTTAATGATTGGATTAATAGTTAAGATTATGGTAGTATTTTTATGGGTGTTACTAGATCTCATTATTGAGTTCTGTATGTTTGGCTGGTGGGTGTTTTACATCTTCCTTATGTATCTTATTCCGATGAGCATATGCCGTTTTGTATCGAGAGGAAAGACGATATTTCATTATAGAGGCATTTTGGGGCTCGTTGCGGGACTTTTGATACTCTTGCCGATGGCTTTCTTTATGATGTGGTGTGAGTTCGGCATAGAGGGAATAAAAGATATTTTGAGTAATCTTGGAGATTACCTCATATTCTTTGATATTAGTGATTAACAAAGCTGCGGTTGGTGTGATAGCCTTCCGCAGTACAAATATTATTTTTTTTTGATATGAAACTATACACATTATTTGCTATCGACAAGAGGAAAAACAAGATTGCCTCTTTCGTATTCAAGTCGCATGAGAGCGCATCGCAAAAACGCGAGGAACTGCAAGAATCCATTTTCTATGAATATTTGGAGACAGGCATTGAGGAAAAGCCAGACTACGAGTACCGCATATCTGTTGGGGTTGATACCGGTGGTGATGACGTCAAACTGTTCAGTACAGAGAATGAAGCGTTCACCTACACCAAGAAAAATAGATTGCAGGATGTGAAATACTTCTATGAAGCTGACATTATAGACAACTCGACAGAGGAACTGAAAATCGTTGAGTTCGTCAGAAATCCGTCAAAACTGGAAGTTATTGATTGGGCAAGAGAAACTATAAAGAAATACATTTAAAACGTGAGGCACACGTAAAACTGACGCAGGGCAATGAAAAAACAAAGTAGAAATCCGGAATGGGACAACAGCGTATTCCTTTACGACCACAAGTTCACAAAGGCTTTTGATGAGTTCATGGATGAAGTCTCAAACTTAGAACATAAGATACAGGAATCAGGAGAGGATTCACTCGATGCAGAGAATGAGGCCATGAAGCTGTCATGTCTTAAAGAGATTAAGAACGTATATGAAGGTTGTTTGAGAACTTTTGTACTAGATATTTAACACACTAAAATTTTGTAACAATGAATGCACAAAGAAGAAAACAGATTGAGAAACTATGCTCACAGCTTGAAGTAATCAGAGACGAGATAGATATGCTTATAGATACGGAGCAGGAATGCTACGACAATCTTCCTGAATCTATCCAATACAGTGAGCGCGGCGACAGGATGGAAGAAATCATCGAGCAATTGCAGTCTGCCGTAGACAGCATAGACGAAGCGATAAGTAGTCTTGACGAGGCAATAGAGTATTAATCATTTAAACCGATTATGTATGACGCAGGAAGAATACCGCGCAGCTTATGGGTTGTGCAAAAGTAATAATGATGTTCTGGCTCTTAAAAATAGGGTCCTGACAGAGAATAGACTGTATGGAGTCCATGACATTATCGAACATTCCGGTGCGAATGGAACAAAAACCATTCTAAGAATTGGCAGATGGGAACTTGAGTGGAGAACAGACAACGTTATGCCGGACATAATATACTCAGGTCGGCTGCTTACCAAAAAGCTCACACCCAAGGGAGCTTATCACATAGTGGAAGCAGGACAGAACCAATCGGTTCTGATAAAGAAGTGCGAAGATTAACTTATTGAATAATTATTTTTGATTCTTATGAAAGTAACTTTAAGAGATGATTATAACTTCCTTATAGCGGAAGAAGCTGACGCAGAAATTGTATCAAAGGTCTGCGGATTGGCTCTGATTGATGATGTTTACGTCAAGGAGCGTAAAATCTGCAAGATTCCGACTGATGAGGCAAAACATTACATCGACATACTGAAAGACGAGGGAATAGATGTCGAGGTCCATGATACTCTTGGCGAGTTATTCGGGTGGAAAGTCAGATTCAATCCGGATTTCAAATGGAGATACACCGAGGAAAGTTCCGAGAACAAAAAGGAAAAACATCTGCTTTTTGAGAGTGGCGCGGACGCAAGACAGTATCTTGTTCAGCAGTACAAGAGTTTCAATGCAATGCTGCCATATCCGAGAGATGTACACCGCATCATGCCTAACCAATTCTACATACTTTGTGAGAATGGCGAGTATGCTAAAGGCATGTGCCACTTCCTTGAATACGATGACAATATAAAAGTCGTATCTATGGAGTAAACAAAAAAGGCTCACCCGACTGATTATCGAGTGGGCCTTCAAGCAATATCAGAACTTAGGCTTTAACCTCTCTTTTTATCTTCACGTCTCCTTTTATGGACGCGATTTTACCTCCCATAAGAATCACACTCACGAAAGCGTTATCCTTTTGCGTAATGCTCACTCTCGAATTGTCGTAGACTCTCACGAAAAGTTTGGCATTACCGCTGGCATGGATAACCACCCTTGAATCGTGACGTATGAACATCGTGCATACATCATAATCCCTTCCTTCCACGTATGCTACGGTTTCCCCATTGAAAACCAAAACATCCTTTGCTCTTACCTTTGCCACGTCATTGGCAAATATCCCATGTTTCTGCATTACACCATTGAAGTGCTCCTTCATGTAACCGACACTCGGATAGTCATTGTCTATGCAGAAATACAATTGTGACTTATACAGTTCGCAAAGGTCGTCCTTGCTCTTTTTGTTGAGCCATGTGCCACCGACCCTTTGGCACATGTTCAACTCAACTGCTTTTGCTCTTAATTCTCTGTTTAATTCATCCATTACGTTATAAGTTAAGTTTGACACCACTACCGCTCGTGGTTGCCTTTTTGAGTAATGTATACGTGTCATCGGCAATCTTCGCGATATCGGCTGTATTGTTGGCCGTTTTGAGAGTGTTGGTCTCTATCAACTTCAATGTCGCCAATTGGTTGCCAAGCGTTTCCGATACATCTGGCATTGTTTTCATATAATAGTCAGATGCCATGCTTCTTAAAGCACTCAAATCGGCCCTCATTGCATTCAGATATGATGCAAGCAAGTCGGCAGTTTCCTCAGTGATTCCGGTGATGCTGGCAGAAAGTCCCGACTTATTGGTCGTGTTGTCCGTAAGCGAGTTTCCGGTCGCATCGTTGAACACTTTAAGGAAAGCATTCACTTCATCAATCATATCGCTTCCTTTGGAATTAAACCACTCGGATATTGTCTGTGCGACCGTTTCGGGAGCATCAAACAAAGCCTGCATTGTGGCCGCGCCTCCGGTTCTGTTTCCGCTTGCATCGACCGTTCCGAACAGCAACTCTTCGAGTTCGTCAAACATAGGCTGTATGATATTATACTTAACCATATTGTTTGCGATGTCGGAAAGTATGTCATTGGTGGTTTCCTTAAAGGCCTCCGCAGCGTTTTCTCCGTTGCGGAAAGCCGTCACAAGACTATCAGAAAGCTGGCCTGCCCAGTCCTCGAAATTGATTCCATACAGTTCGTCTGCAAGGTCCATGATGAAATTGGTAATCTCATCATTAAGTTCTGCAAGCTGGTCCGCATACTCATCAATCTTGTCCTGGTCTTTCTTCTTTCCTCTTGAAGCTTCCCATTGCAATTGTTCCTCAACCTCAGCCCTCTGCGCCACAAGACTTGCGTACTGTGACAGATAAAGCTGACCGGATTTAGACTGGACCGTTCCACCGTTTTGGATAGTCTTTAAGGCATCACGAGCCTCGTCGTCTATCTGAACCTTCCATGTTATGCCGTTCAGCAATTTGGAGGTCACTCCGATGGATTGCAGTTCCTCATCGAGTTCCCTTGACTCGTCTGTCAGTTCTCCAAGCTGATATCCGTAGTTCTGCAAGATTCCGACGGCATCATCCTCCAAGTCGGCCTTTGCTCCGAACACTGCCGCATAGTTATCAAAGCCGTTTATCAGTACCTCGTACTGTTTCTTGTAGCTGTCAGTGAGTTTACCACCCATTGAGTCTACCTGACGAAGTAACTGATTATATGAAGTAATGGCACGTTCAATAGACTTTGAAGAGTTGCCGTTGAATCTCTCCATAGAACGGTTAAGATTGTCGTATGCAGACTGCAATTCCGAGAGTCGCTGTTTACTATCCTCGATTGCCTCCTGAATGGCCTTGTCGCCAAGCTCAAATAATGAAGTCACCATACCTATGCCCGCTCCGGCTACCGCGCCCCAGGGCCCTGCAATACCCAAGGCAGATGTAATACCTTGCATCTGTGATGCACCACTGAGTGAACTTTGCACCACACTGACTGCATCGGAGAATCCATCTCCCGTACCCATCGCTTCAAACATCTTGCTAAGCATGTCGGCAGCGGATGCAAGCGCGTTGAACTCGTTGATAATCTCCGTTATAGATTTATCAAGGTCTGATGTCGCTGCGCGGTCGGTATCGTTAAATTCCTGCTGTATCTGTTCTCTTGTATAACTCTGGCCGGCCTTTAATGTTCCGATGCTTCTACCCATTGTTATCTTGTCGTATTCGCCCATTCCTTTGAGGATGTTTCTCAAATAGTTGCGGTCCGATGAGCCTGAGTACAATGAGCTGAACGCAGAGAACAAAGTCTTGAACGGATTGCGCGTAAGTGATTCCTCGCGTAACTTGCGCATTGCAGATATAAGGTCTTTAGTCTCCGTTATGCCGAGCGTTGCTCCCTTTGCGAAATCCGCAATCTTTGCATACATGCTATCCAAAGTCTTGCTTGATACTCTGTCGAGGTCATCAAACACCGCGGCCCAGTTGTTTGTTGCCTTAAACTGCTCCAAGAGAATCTTTGAACGCTGTTCATCGTATTTCTTGTTAGTACCCTCGGTGTATTGTTGTCTTTCTTCTCCGGAAAGATTTGACTCGCTTTGAATTGATTTCAAATCCTTTTCGCGTTGTCTCTCGACATCTGCAAGTTGTTGCTCGAAGTTCTTGTTATTCTTGATGATATCAAGCAGAGTCTTTGCATTCTCCTTTTTCAGTTTATCCTGCTCGGATATTATCTTCTTGTAATATTCGAGTATAGGAGAATTGTCGGGCAGATTGAGTTTGTCCTTGACGGTAGCCTCACCTTCCATTGCTATCACTGCATCGACCGTAAACTCCAGTCCTTGTTCTTCAAGAGATTGCTGGAGCTGCGATTTCAGCGATTCAACGAAATCCTCATCCTCGACAATATTGCCAAATGCCACGTTCATGGCAAGTCCCCTGTCGCCGGTGGTATCAAACCACTCCTTGAAGATATCCCATTGATTTGCGGCCTTGTCAATCTGCTGTTTAACCTTATCCAGTTCCTTCTGCAAGTTGTCCTTGTCTATCTCAATATCGAGTTCAACCTTAAATTCCTTCAGTGAGTTCTCGAATGCCTTGCGGTCGTCCGTATTCATCTTAAACTTACTGATTCGGCTGAATAGATTATTGAAGTACTGCTGACGTTTGGCGGGGTCGAACTTGGATATATCACCGATATCCTCGCTTTGCATTCCGGATTCCTGGATGTACCTTAAAGCCTCATTTCGCCCCAGTTCTTTACTCCACTTAGCGTAATCGGAGTAAATCTTTTTAAGGGCCTCAAATTGCTTCCTCCATTCCTGTAACTGTTTGTCCGCATGGCTCGAACTGCTGTCCTTGCTATTTGAAAGCGGTGCGCCCAAGTAATTCAGTGCGGCCTCCGCAGTTGTTTTAGGCTTCCACATGTTACTCCATGCAGTTCCCAATACTTCTTCGTATTCCTCCGGTCTGTATGGTGCTTTAATAGAGAAACTTCCGGGCTTAATGTTTCCTTCCTCATCAAAATACTTGGAGATATCGGACGCATCAAGACCGAACTTGATAAGTACAGGCTTCATATCCTTCTCGACATCCTTGGCAGCTTTGTATATCTTCTGCAAGTCATCCACAACCTCATCGACAGATTTGGATTCCTTGATTTTGATATACACATCATCGGTGGACTTAAACGTTGACACAACGTCCTTAACCGCGTCAACGATATCCTTTCGCCACCCTGTAATATCGGGTTTCGGGAGTTTCATCTGAAACTGCTTGAAGAACTCATCATCAAACTCATCCTTGTAACCTCCTGCGAGTTCAGCCTTGGTGTTCTTTATGTATTTCTTCACCCAGTCCCTGATGCTTGATTTTGTCTTGTCATCATCGACATCTATTGCCAACTGCTGTTCGGGAGTCAGCGTTTTCAGATAGTCGTCAATGATAAGTCTGGCTTGTTCCTTAGAAAATCCGAACATCATCATCTCAAAGCGTGCACGAGCTTGCGACTTCATTGTTGGGTCGTTAAGGTTAGTAAGCTGATTGGAAATGTTTTGCCAAGCAAACTCGGCCTCCAGTTCGTATTTCTGACGCTGCTGCGACGCTTCCTTGTAATACTTAACAATTGGAGAACTATCATCCAGTTTAAGTTTCTGTTTCAGTTCTTCTTCATTTCCTATGTTCAGAACTGCTTCAACCCCAACCTTAATTTTGTTCTTCTTTAGTTCGGCAGCGAGACTATCTTTGAGGCTCTGACTTACACCAATCTGCCTGAATTTAAAGCTTTCCTTCAAGTTTGTTGTAGTCTGCTCGACTTTAGCAACTGCATTTTTTATGTACGTTTGTGCAGTCGCATACGAACGGAGTCCTTTTTCAAAGTCTCCGACCGCCCCATAGAACATTGCTCCACGTCCCTGCTTATTGGCACGGACGCTAAGTTCTCCGAGTTTGGTGAATATCTGTTCCAATGAAGCACCTTCCTTGTGCATTTGCCGAAGTTCATCAAGCTGTGTCTTAAAGTTCGGGAACATCGCTTCTATCTTGTCAAAAGTTTCCGGAAGTTCGCTGGACTTGGCAGATTTTAGCGTGTTTCTGAAAGTTTTCATTCTGTCGTTGGCCTTTTGGAAGAATTTATTCTGTCTGTCAAGGTCTCCGATTGTCTCAGCAATCTTCACATTATCACCACTCGCATCTTGCAGTTTCTGCACATATTCGTAGGCCTTTTTGAGCTTATCATTAAGATTGGAGAATGACTCTATATCGAATATCTGGTCCGCAGCGATAGGAGAGTACTTTTTAAGTAGTTCTTTCATATCATCTATCGCTTTCAGAACCTTGCCTTTCATCTCCTTGGACATCTTGCTCTCATCGAGAGTGAGCATTTCTTCAAGCCTTACACCGCCAGCCTCACTACCTATGCTTCCCAATGTCTCTCTGATACCATTATAAGCCTCGTTTGCCTTTGTCTGCGCATCACTAAGTAGTTCTCGCATCTGCTCTCTCTTTTGGGCCATAGTTGCAAATACCTTTGTAAGCACAGCGACAATTGCCATGATTGCCATCTGCGGAGATATGAGCGATGTCGCGAAGTCTTTGAGAGCTGCAACACCATCGGCCACTCTTGCTTTAAACAATGCCCAAGCCTGGCTCATTTTGCTCATGTTTGCAATATGTCTGGCCTCCTGTGCGCTTAATCCCGACAATGCCAGCGCGTATATATATTGACCTTTTGTGAGTTTGCCCATAAGATTGAGCCTTACAACGTCAGCGGTAGACATTTTCTTATTTGCGGCAAGTTCTCGGATATTGGTCCATGTAAGCGCGTTCTTTGTGCGCAATGAACGTTTCTCCGCAGCGTCCAGTTGCGTCAGATACGACTTTTCGCGGATTCTCGCCAAGTTCAGCTTGTTTGTCGCTGTTACTGCATTATTAATGCTTCTCACTCCGTTTGAGCCCATTAGAGTGTCGGGAATGAGTGTGTATGCTTTCCTGGCCGCAAATGCTGCAATAACGGACGCAATAAGTACTGAAATTTCCTTCCAGTTAAGCATGAGTTTCTTTGTCGCATCAACCGCGCCTCCCATGAAGTTACCCATACCCATCTTACCAATCTCATCCTGCATGATGTTGTAGGCATCCGTCAAGTTGGAGATTTTACCTGCAAGTGTACCTGCAAGTTCCTCCTGCATCTTGTAGAACTTTCCTCCCTCGTTGGTAAGGTCATACATGATATCGCGCACCATCTCATAAGGAACTTCTCGCTTGGAGATTTTATCGAACACCTGTCCTGTATCAACCACCTCGCCTCTGAGTTCGGTGAATTTCTTTGCAAGCTCATCGAGCAAAGGCACACCGGCCTCTGTGAACTGACGAAGCTCCTGACCTCTAAGGTATGATGCTGAACGTACCTGACCTACCGCAAGGATGATACGTCCCATATCTACACCAAGTCCCGCGCTGACATCCGCGAGTCGCTTTGTCATATCATAAAGCTCGTCAGTCGGGAAACTGAATGCAGAGAGCTGCTTGGTAAAGCTCGTCAAGTCCTTGAACTGATACGGTGATACAACTGCGAGGGATTTGAGTTGCTGGAAGAGCTCGTTTGCCTTTGCTGTATCGTTAAGGATAGAGCCGAGCGCAATCTTTGTCTTTTGGAACTCTCCGTGAATCTCCGCAATACCTGATATGAACCTCTTTAATGTATAGATGCTAAGGAACATTGACATCTGTGAGGCAAGCTGCCCCATGAGGTTTATATTCAAGCCAAACAGTGAGTTCGACTTCTTCATGACATCGTTAAGGCTCAGATATGAATCTGTATGCTTTCTGACTGCCGTTGCCGCCTTTGTGTGGGCAGTTGTACTTCTGTTCGTACTGCTGTTCGCCGCATCTATCTTTTTCTGCTGGTCAAGCTTTAGATTGGCCTCATACAAGGCTGTATTCACACCGATTCCAGTAGCGTTCATTATGTCGGCCTTGGAACGTACTCCGGAACTCTTCAGATTGTTCAGAGTCCTCAGATATTCCTCCAGCTTGGCTCTTGCATCTCTCCAGTAATTGCCTTGTGTGCCTTTGTAATTGTCAACTGCACGCATTGCATTCTTTACTCTAAGGATTGCAGCGTCTATCTTCGTGGCCGCTTCCTCCGTAGAGTAGAACTCTTTCGTTTCGTTTCCTGCCTCCTTTGTGGACTCTCGCAGTTTTTGCTTTATACTGTCGAGTTTCTGACGGAGTTGGTCTGCACTAAGCGAACTGGAGTTGAATCCATTGATGAAGTTCTGCAACTCGGCCATTGCTGCCGATGTGCTGTTTTTAAGCACTGCATTGCCTGCATTTGCAATAGTTTGCGTCTGCAACAAAGACTGGGCATCGGTTATGACTTTATTCTTTGAAACGGACTCGCTGTTAAGAGCCTCCATTTCTTTCCTCGCGGCCTCTATCTTCGCTTTCAGTTCACTAAAACGGGATGACAGTATAGCTAGTGAGTTAGCGTTCTGAGTGCTTGCAAGTAGATTTTGGAGAGCATTGAGTTCATCTATTGCGGTTCTGTACTGTGAGGTATCCAGCCCCGGAACTCGGCTTCTTTGAGTAGCTTCTTCCGCAAGCTGAACATCCTTGATACTTTTCGCAATGCTTGCAAGCAAAGTCTTTCTTCTCTGCTCGATTCGTTCATCTTTCTCGGCCTTTTTCTTGTTGCTTTCAGCCGCCTTTTCATTTGCCTTTACTTCCGCTTGCGCTTTCTCTTGTGACAGCTTGATGTTACGCACCACGTTGGCCTCCGTAGCAACCGTTTCATAGTCACTGAGAGCTTCCTTACCGTTTGGCATTGCGGTGAGTTTCTCGACACGCTTGGCACGTTCCTGGAGGAACTCGTCAAATGCGGCATTGTAGTCTTTGCCTTGCTTGGCAAGTGACTGCTTTTGAGATACAATGATGCGGTCGATAAGCTTGATTGCTTCGAGCTCTGCTTTAGCTTCTATATCTATTCTGCTAGATGCTCTGCCGACATTCTGTTTCTTCTCAGTCTGCCCCGTCTGTCCCGTCTGTGGCATTTGGGCCATGATTTTGGCTATCTCATTGTTTACCTCTTCTATCTGTGCTCTGATACGGTTCGCTTCATCCTCGTACTTCTGCGCTTCCTCTTTAAGCTTCTTGCGCCTTTCCTCAAAAGAATCAACCACACCTTGCTGTCTTGCAATTTTCTCCCTTACATCCGCTCCATTATTGCCCTCATCATAAAAAAGAGCTTGTGCACCACGCTGAAACAGTGAACGTATTCGGTCTATCGGAGTTGTGCTCTTTGATTGCTCATTAAGCTTTCTCTCCGCTGCTTCCAGTTCTTCAAGTTTGCGTTTCAACGCATCCAAAGCGTTTACAGCTTGCTGCTGCTCGGCATAAAGTTGGCGGTTCTCCTTCATTGTGGACTCCAACTTGGACGCATACTCTATCTGCTGTTCCTTTAGCTCGTTGTATTTGCGTTTAAGCTGTTCGAGGCTTTGCAATAGTGCTTGATTATCGACTACCGTCTCTGTCGTTGCACTTCTTCTGCGGGTAGATGCACCACCTTCGCCACCACCCGTCGGGCTTGGCTGTACGGGAATTGTAATGTTAGAGCCACCTACGACCCCATCCAGTATTCCTTTGACCTTTACAGTGAGATTCATTCGGCTCAACGCGCCTTGCAGATTTGCAATGGTCTGTGATTCGTCAAACTTTCCCGTAATGGTTATTGTCTTGCTGCCTCCCGATGTCGGTGTCGGAGCGACCGGTGTGGCCGGCGCGGGCGCAACGGTTCCTCCCGTCGGAGTGACGGGTGTTGCAGATATCTCTCCGAGTGCTTTCGCCAGTTGCTGCGTCTTTGCAAGCGCATCGGACATAGCTTGCAATTTCTCCTTCGGGATATCAAAAGCGTGCTCATCCAGAAGCACGACATCGAAAGCCTTTTTGTAATTGGTGAGTATCTTGTTGATACTGGACTCCAATGTTCCCTGTGCGGCCTCGATGCTGATTGTCTTTGTCTCCGTCTTGGTAAGTTCGGCAATGGAGGCCTTGATAGCTTCCATCGCTCCGCTTCCGATTCTTACGGAGTTGATGACAATCTCCTGATTGCTGCTAAGAGCCTCTAATGCCTTCCTCTTGATTTCATTTATCTGCTTGGTAACATTATCTTGTATGCCAAGCTCAAAATACAGATTACCTAATGATGTACCTTCTGCCATATTATTGTTGCATTATTAGTCTTTAAATTTTCCAACGGGAGTATTTATATATTCAGCAAAGTTGAAAGCCTTTCCCTCTTTTTTATCTTTCTCCTTCTTCTCTTTCCACCTCTTTGCAAGGTCGTCTAGTTCTCGCTTGGAGTGCTTCTTGTCGGGATTATCCGGCTTGTCATACACCACCAGCGGAACATCACATGCAATCAGTTCTATCTGTGCTGCCGTATGCACCCAATAGAAAGCATACATGGGAATCTTGACAATACCCCAAAACAAAGTCAGCGGTTCGGTCAGATACGGATGGTCTTTACTTAGGGAGTGGGCTGCCCCGTAGAATGTTCTTGGAGGATACGCTCGACTTCCGCTCTCGTCATCGCCATCATCGTGTCCTTCATCCCTATCGCTAATATGGTAGCTTCGTAGTATGCTTCCACAGGTACTTTTTTTTTACCCTCTTCAAGCAATGGGGCTAGCTGCTCGTCGGTGTATTCCTTTACGTAGTAGAACCATCTCCAAAGGAACCAATAACGCAGTTTGATGGGCCATAGTCCGTTCAGTACTATGCACGCTGCCACCTTGCAGTTGTTCTTGTCGCTGTCCGGGCCGTTCATGATAGAACTGATTTTACGCAGTGCACCGCGTTTGAGCCACCTAATCTTGTAACTCTTTCTAAGCCCCGACAGTGTTACTATCGTTTCGCTATCTTCCGCAACCGCATTCAGGAGCTCTTGTTCTTCCGATGTAGGTTGCTCTAAAAGTTGAGTCTTTGCCATTTTCTGATATTGCTTTATAAAATAAAAGGGCAGTGGCCTAATATAACCACCACCCTTGAAATACTTATGCCGCTAAGTTAGCGCAGTTAAGCTGCCACATACTTAGTAAGGAATGCGATATCATCGCCCTCGTCGCCTTCGCCCTCTGCTGCATCTGATGCCTCAATTGTACCGGTAAGCTTGAAGCCGAACGGAGTTGTTGAAGCGTTCTCGTAAAGCGGAGTAGCGTAAACAGCCAGCTTCTTGATAAGTACAAGCTTCTCGCCATCTTCTGAAAGGAGTCCGAGTCCCATGTAGATTTTGAGAGTCTTGATTGTAGAAGAAATACCCTTGTAAGTTACTCCAGTTGCATCTTTTGTCTTTACAGACACAGAATCCAATGCGTTTGCCTCGCCCATGAAGTACTTTACAAGTTCCTCGCTGATTGACGGAACTGTGGCAGAGAACGTCAACTCACCCGGAGTTGCAGTCACTGTCCAGTCTGCGTTAAGTCCATGCACCTTAGTGCGGTTCAGTGTCGGGTCAGAAACTGAGATTGACAGAGAATCGACAGTTACGGGCATATCGTAGTCAAATGTTACGTCCTTGAAAGATGTAAGACCGCCCTTCTGAACGTAGATAGAAGAAAGACCTGAGAAAACGTCTTTCAAATCGTTTTTAGTCTTGAATGTTGATTCAGCCATAACACTTTAAATTTTAAATTACTTAATAATTAATGAGAACTGAAATATATAAGTATGGAAACCGTTATCATCGCTTCCGGAATCAACAACGGATGGTCTGTAACAACCGATGTTCTCCGTATTGATAGGGAATATTTTCGCTGTCGCATCAATCATCGACTGCATACGTGCCATATTTGGTATGCCATTCGTCTTGTCCCTCACATACAGAATAATCCTGCCCGTTGTCTTTTCTACGTAATGCTCATATCCGTAAGTCTGAGTTCTCATTCTTACCGGCAGAGCCACAACAATAAAGTCATTCATCTTCTCATCAACGCTTGTAGGACGATTGGTGACAAAGATATTGTCGCTTATACCTGCGACAGCATTATATAGGTCCATAAGGACTGTATATGAATCAAATGGCTTTGCTGTCATAACTTAACTTTTGTATTCATTACGTAATATTTTGCATATAACCTGCTTCCGGTCAGAATATCAAGCCCTCGGACTTTTTCAAGCCAGGCCGAATATTCAGAACCTACCACCATAACGAGTGCATAACCGCTGACTGTCGGTTTGTATGCTTGCAGAAACTCTTTCGCAATCTGATAGGCATATTTGCCGTACTGGGCTTTCTGCCACTGCTTGCTAAGGTTTTTGTAACTTGCAACAAACTCAGGATGTTCGTTCATATCGTCAATTCCTCCTTCACTGTCAAAAATGTAGTCGGAACTACCATATGGACCAATCCATTCTCCGCTGTCGTAATCATAGAAACCATAGTCGCCGACAAATGTCTGGCCTTGTGTCGGAGGCTTCGCTCCAAGGTCAATCATATTGAGACTTCCAATCAGCGACCTGTTGTAATACGCTCCAATCGTTGTTCCGGTATATGTATTACCGGTAAGTGACGGATTGTTTGCGTTGTAATCGGCCCCGAAATCCATGAGCATTGACTCCATAAGCGAGGGGAGGTATTTGTTTACCATGTAGTTATGTTTCAGCCTCTCCAACTTGGTAGCGGCCTCGTCCATAACCTTCTTGTTCCACTCCTTTACGTTTTTAATTTCTGCCATACTCCCATGCAATATCAGTACCGAAGTTGTTCGGTCTCACGTCTACTATGACTCCTTCCTCTATCTGTACTCCTTTGGTAACGGTAACAAGGTCGCCCGTCTTTGGCAAATCCTCCGCAGTCCAGTCCTTCACGTTCTTGGGAACTGCGATTATTCGCTGGTTTGTTATCACATCTCCGCTGACGGATGTTCTAGTCTGCGTGTAGCTTCTGCAACAGTCATCATAAATGACTGTGTTTTCAGTTACATCCACAAACGGATTGGTTGCATCCTCTCCTTTGCGTTCAATGATAAGTGTATGCGGATACCTGGGATTCTCTACCATTATAACGGACGTTTTATATTACCAATACCACCGCTTACGATGCGGAACTTGCTGACACCTTGCGATTCTTCACCGTAGGTAGTGTAAATATCGTTTGCTAACCGTCTTAGCGTTTTCTTATCCTCGGAGGTGAAACGTACACCGCCCTCGGAGTGTGACCAGTTCGAGTCGGAATCCTTTACCTGCGATGATGAGTTCGGGAGAGTCTGACACCACATAAAGATGTCCGCTTTGAGCAGGTCGAGCGTTCTGTCGTCCAACTCATCTGCATCAGCATCTGACGTGGTGCCTCTTCTCTTGGAGATTGTGCGGATTGCTTCATCCTTAACCTCCACAGCCACTACACTACGGCAGTAGTCAGCTACCGTAGTCGTGGGTGTTGTATTTTCTTCTAAAACGGTTTCCATACGTTATCTCAGTTACGCTGTTGTATCAGTTTTCAAAATTGCCACGTTGTTCGGGTTCTTCAATACTGGGAGTGCCCAAAGCTCAGTGTCAATAATGTTTGTGATAGGTCTCTCCTGCCATGTATTAAGCACAGCGATGATACCACTTACGAAAGAGTACATTGTATCGCCACCGATAGAACCGTAAGAGATGCGGTCCTTGTAGAGAGAGTGTGCACACTTCATCTCGAAGATATCACCAAGCTGACAGAGAACCCAGTTGTTCTTGTTGAATGCAGGCTCATCAATTACAGGGATACCATCTTCCTCGTGAGCCGATTTCTCGTCTACTACGCGGATAGGAAGTACACCCATAGAGTGAAGTGCATTTGTTTTCTCCAATTCAGTCATGACGTAGCTGCCGGGAGTAAATGCGTTTACTCTGACTGCTGTCTTAGAAATTACATCGGGATGAGAAAGGAATGCGTCCCAAGCGTCCTGAGATACCTCCCAGTGGTCGAAGATTGCGTTCTTCTCTTTTCTTGCCCACTTCTGGAAGTCGAGCAAATCCTGAACCGGAGTGGCTTTCTCATTAGGATTGCCATCCTCGTCAAACCATTTCTCTGATACTCCCATCTTGTTCTTGATGCGGTAATCCATGTGGAATGAAACACCGTCAGAATCCTCTGCGTTGACCTCACCGGTAGACAAAGCCTCATAAGTGAAGCGGTTCAACTTATTGTGGATACCGCCAAGCAAGTTGGTAACGTTGGTGTTCAATGCACCAAGCATCAATTCAACGTAAGGTACGTTGGTTGTTTTCTGCAACTCTCGGATGCTAAGCAAATCGCTCTCGTCCATTGACATACCGTGACCAATCTTTGGAATTGAGCCAGAGTAGATGCTCCATCCACTTGCTGAACGCTGTGGCTTGTTACCACCTACTGAAAGCAATGATGCAGTTACAAGGATTTCCTCGTTCTTGATAGCTTGTGACCACTGTGTAGAGTTTGAAGGAATACCCCATTTTGCATAAAGCTGCCAACCTTGGTTATTGTACTTTGCATTGGCTGTCTCTGAAATGATACCAAGCTGCTCCGCGTCGATATACTTACGGAGGTCAAGGTCATTAAATATTGTTCTGTCTTTTAACATATCTTACCCTCCTTATTTTACTTACGTTTTGAGAATCTTACGTAGCAACCACCCTCAACGAGTGCTTTCTTAAATGCGTCAGGAATAGGCGGGATGCGTCTTTCCAGGACTGGGGCCTCGCAGTTAAATACACCGTCTGCATTTACCTGCTTAGCGTTCGGATGCTTTCTGACATCGCGGTCGAGCAATGCGTTAGGAATTACCTTGACTGTTGCGTCTGCACCTGCTGTGCTTGCCTCTACGAGAATTGCGCCCTCAGCCAACTCTCCGAGAGTGGCTGATACGGTAATCACATCGTAGGCTTCGTTGGTGTAGTCAACGTCAGATACAGTGACCGCTGTGCCCTTAGTAGCAACTGTTTCGGGAGCAACCATGAGAGCTGCGCCCTTCTTTACCAATGAACCGTTCAATCCCTTCTTAATCTTGTAAGTAGTGGCAGATGCCTCTGACTTCTCAAAGATAGCAAAGGTGTAACTAGGCTTCATCTTACGGGTCTCTTCGTCGCAATTAACCGGTGTACCCTGTGGCAGTACGTTACCATTATCAGGGAGGTCTGCGAGTTCAAACTCAAAACCACCGGTCAAAATCCAAGCGCGACCCTCGAATACCTTAATAGAACCGCCAATCTTATCCTCTTGGACGATGTTCTGATTAATTGTAGCTAATGACATACTTGTAAGTTTTAATTAAACAATCCTTTAAAGAAGTGTCTTTCGCTGTTCTTCGAGTCTCGCTTTATCGGATGCTTGACGCTCTTTCATTTTTGCGATGTAAGAATCGACATTTGTTTTGTCTCTTTCTTCTTCACCTGCACCCTTGAATGGCACTGCTGCATCACCAAAGAAACGTTTGTATTCCTTTCCGTAAATTGCCTTTGCAGACTCAACCAATTGCTCGATTGTTGTGCTCTCGGTAATTTGCAATTGACTCAAAGTAAGGTCCAAGACAGCTTCGTTCACGTCGCCCAACTTTTTGACCGCAGTAACAACGGCAGATTTCTGTGCCGCTTCGCGTTCCTGACGTTCCTTGTTCGCAAGTTTTTCCTGCAATTGCTGAATTACTGTTGAGCTGGTCTCATAGGACTTCTGTAATTCGGCAAGTTTTTCGTTCTGTGCTCTGCCCTGTTCCTCTAGCAACTTCCGCATGATTTCCTCAAAGCCGGTCGGTGGTGTTGGGGGTGTGGTTGATGCCGGGGGTGTGACCGATGCCGCAGGTTTTGTCTGATGCTCTTTCTCCCAAGTGGTTCTAAAGTTCTCGATTGCACTCTTGTTATCGTGTCGAAGTTGGCCACCGATAGATGACAGAATCTTAACATGAGTGTCCCAAAAACTCTGTGGGATTTCTCCCTCAGTTGGAACTGTCGGAAGTATAGCTTCTGCATACTCCTGCAATGAACGCTCTGACAAAGGGGTTTCTCCTATCCTTGTCGTCAATTCGGAAATAAGTGTTTCTTTCTCCATTTAAGATGTTATTTTAAACAAAAAGTCCGATAAAGGAGCGGATTTCGTTCCAATATCGGACTCTTGATTGTTGGTCTCTAAAGAAAATGTGTAGCAGTATTGAGAATTACTTCTGTTCTGTGCTGCCTGAGAAATGAAACTTGTACGTATTGCGACATCTCTTGCACTTTATGCGAACATCCCCGGAAAGGTTGTCGCAATACTCAAACAGTTTGGTGCCACACTTCTTGCATCTGACGGTATTCGGCTCTTTACCGAAAGTCCGGATGTAGTCGGGTGTGCTTAAATCCTCTGTTTGTTTAAAATTCATTCTCTTTATATATATTTGTGGCAAATATATGTTTAACAACACATATCTCCAAATAATTTTCATAAAATTTTTGCGATTATCCTAATTTTATTATATTGGTTCACAAACATTTGCTATATTTGTGATGATTTCAATGGGAGGCATTTTAGCCCGTGCCAGGTCATCTTTCTAAGGTGGTCCCGCGCGGGCTTTGTTTTTAGATGAGCAACAATGTAATTTTACATACTATAAAGGGTGAGGATGTACTCTCTTATGATTACATCGAGAAGTTACGCGAAGAGGATAAGAGGAAAGTCACTCCGGAGTACTTTATTGCCCAGCGCGGATGTCAGGAGATTTTTCTCTCGACAAGCGCGGATATTACCATATTTGGCGGAAGTCGAGGCAGTTCTAAGTCATTCTCTTTGCTCATGGAGAGCCTTAAAGACATCTACAACCCCAATTATCGCGCCCTTATCCTACGTAACGAGAAGGAGGACTTAGCCTCGCTCATCAAGGACGCATATCTGCTATACGGACAGTTTGGGACTTACAACAAGTCAGCCGCCGACATGACGTGGAACTTCTATCGTGGAGGCAACCTAAAGTTCAGCTACTATGCCGATTCTTTCGAGGACTTCGTTAAACGTTTCCAAGGTAAACAATGGGCTTTTATCGGTATTGATGAGATAACGCACGCACCATACAACAAGTTTAAGTACCTCGTCACTTGTAACCGTAACGCATATGGCATAAGGAACCGCTTCTACGGGACCTGCAACCCCGACCCCGATTCGTGGGTCAGAACTTTTATTGATTGGTGGATTGGTGAGGACGGACTGCCTATCAAGGAACGAAGCGGTGTCATTCGCTATTGCTTCATGGATGGAGATGAGGTTACGAGCGTCTATTGGGGCAGCACGAGGCAGGAAGTCTACGACCAATGCAAGGATATTATCGACGGACTATGGAAGCCCGCATACGAAGAACTCGGCTTCAATAAACTTGATATGTTCATCAAGTCAGTTACATTCATCAAAGGCAACATCGAGGAAAACGTCAAGCTCATCACTTCGGACCCGAACTACGTGGCCAACCTTGCGCAACAGAGCGAGGAACAGCGTGCGCGTGACCTGGAGGGTAACTGGAACTTCAAGGCCGCGGGTGACGATATGATAAAAATGGACGACATGGAGCGATTCTTTAGACAGCCTCAGATGTTGGGCGATAAGATGCGCAGAGTGTCGTGTGACGTTGCATTTACAGGCGGTGATAGCTTGGTTATGTGGCTATGGATAGGCAATCATATCGAGGATATATACGTCTGCAAGCTAGACCCGAAAACCACAATATCGGCAGTGCATTCCAAACTCGAAGATTGGGAGGTGTTGGAGCCTAATTTTACGTATGACCTGCAAGGAGTCGGACAGACGTTTAAGGGATTCTTCCCTAAAGCGCGTGCGTTCAATAACCAAGCTGCCGTCGATGTGAGTGTAAAGAACGTGTATGCAAACCTCAAATCGCAGTGCGCTTGGGCTTTGGCAGAGGACTTTTGGAAGGGCGAGATTTCCATTAATCCACGATTGCTTGACAAGAAGTTTTCAGGTAAGGGATTTGAGAATATGCCGCTTCGTCAGATTCTGATGAAGGAAAGACGATGTATTAGACGTGAAGAGGGCAACGATGGGAAGGGATTCAGAATTGTATCTAAGGACGTAATGAAAAAGCTGGTCGGCCACTCTCCCGACTTCTTTGAGTCACTCTTTATGAAGAAGATATATGATATAACTAAAAAGAAAAATTCAAAACCAAAAGGCTTATGGAGACTTTGAGCACTACTTCTCGGCAGATTCAGGACTTACTACTGAAAAAGCCATTTGTGCGTATGCTCCCCGATGGCTACCACAACGGAGGTAATACGCAAGACCCTAACAGACTTGTCAGTTTGCGAGAGGCTGAAAGGATGTCATATAAGGTCATTACACAGTCGGACTTCTTGCGAGAGTATGACCCTAACGGCCATATCATCAATGACACCAAGTATTATCCGGACGTGTGGAGGCAGAATCCGGAAGATAAGCTTTGGTATGTCGAGCAGGTTCCACGATATGCCTTTGCCTACCAAGCTGTGATAATGACCAAACAGCTTACCCACCTTTGTGCGAATGATATCCAGTTTGAACTTCTCGACACCAAACAGAATGAGAAGAAAAACGAACTGTTTATGAAGTTCCGTTTGGGATGGTTGAAGAAGAATATGGAGATTGCGTGGTATGAGGCCGCAAAGTCCGTCAAAAAAACCGGTGACGGTGCATTCGTAGGATATCTGCGCAATGGTAAGTTTGGCTGGACGACTTTCTCATATGCCAAGGGTGACAAGATTTATCCACACTTTGACCACATAACAGGTGAGTTGAGCATCTTTGCGCGTGAGTACACTGACCTTGACGAGGAAGGTAAATCGGTCACTTCTTGGATTGAAGTATGGGATGATAAATATTATTATCGTCTGCGTCGCGATACATCGGGGGCTCTCGACAAGATTGCAAACAGCATTAAGGGATTGTTCGGACAGTCCGGATACAGAGTCGTGGAGTCAAAACTTCATGGATTCGGCTTCATTCCTGTGGCTTATTTCCGCGATGACGGTGGCGCATGTTGGTCACTTTCGCAAGAAAGTATAGACAATTACGAAATGGCATTTTCACGACTTGCGCAAAACAATCACGCTTTCGGCACTCCTATCATGTATTTAAAGGGCGAGGGAGTTGAGGTTATCGGCGATGAGAATAACGCAGTCAAGACTATTCTTATTCCGGAGGATGGAGAGGCCGGGTTCCTTAACAGACAGGACGCTTCCAACTCATATGCTACCGAACTCAACAAGTTGGAGGATATGATATATAACCTCTCGCATGCGGTTAAGAACATTGAATTAAAGAGTGGTGATACACCGTCATCATCAATCCGACTTCTGTTCCATACGGCCATCGAGAAAGCCACAACAGATGCCCAGGAATATCAGCCGTTCATTGACAAGATGGTACAGATTTTCAGCTTCGGATATGGTACGGAAATGGAGTGCGAACTCGATTTCAGAGAACTCAACTACAACGTATGGATTGAGCCTTACATCCCGCAGAACGTAAGCGAACTCGTTACAAACCTTGCAACCGGTGTACAGAATAAGTTCATCTCCAAGCGCACAGCCTCTATGAGAGCGTCAGTCTACACCACAAATGACGAGATGGAACGCATACTTAAAGAGATGAAAGATGAGCAGCAAGACGATGTTCTCGCCAACTTGCAGCAATCCTACGGACAGCAGTTCATCAACTCCGAGGTACAGACAGAAGGAGGAGTCGTTACTCCTATGGACCAGTTGGAAGATATCGTGGACCCCGACAAGGCAAACGATACTCCATTGCAGAAGAAAAAAGGCTACAAGGGAGAACTAAACACCGGAGGACGTGGCCGTAAAAGCGGCGGTAAAGGTGGCCGGCCCAACCTTAGTGGCAAGACATGGAACAATGGCAACTACGAGGGTGAGAACAATTGGGAAAAATTCGACCGAGAACGTTAAGTAACAGATAGTAGTGCGGATAGTCGGGGTAATTAACCGGATTTAACCGGAGTTTAACCGGATAAAAAGCGATGCGGACGTTTCCGCACTACTTAATTTTTCCGCTTTCCATTGTAATGAACTATATACCTAAAGACTCAGATGTGCTTGCAGCACAGGACTTCCTTGCACAGCGTATATCGGCAGAGAATATCTTTCGTAAGGGACTTATGGAACTGTTGCGTGAATATGCGGGTAAGATTATCGACATCGGGTACAAATACAAGATACAGCCGAAGGATTTTGAGTTTTCATCCAATCCCGACTTTGAAGCCGAGGTCGATGAACTTCTGCGAGAACTGCTCGATGCAATATATGATTTGCTTACCGACGAGATTAACAGCCTTGCCGAGAGCGATGATGACAGAGATATGATACTTGCTTACTTTGCCTCGCTTGGAGACGGAGCTAGAGACGTCTACGCTCAATTAGAGGACTATATAAGCCGTTTTAAGTCGGAAATGGAAGCCTTTATTGCCGCGGGGCTTATCGCAGGTTATACGGCCTTTAAAACGCTTAATGAATACGTAAGCAACATCAAGGCTCCCTGGACCGACAAGATGATAGTTGCGGCATTCAACACTCCGGGTGTCAAGGCCGAACGTCTGCGCAACCGTGGTGTATCTTATGGCCGAGGCCGTTCCAATGTTTCATCTACTCTTATTGAGAGGATAGGTGTTGGCAGCATATCTTTGTCGTGGTGGTACTATGACGGTGTAAACATGGGCCGCGACGGTGCTATCGGATACATCCAACTGCGAGGCAGCAACTACCCGTGCGAGATATGCGATTCAGAGGTGGGCTACCACGATATATCGGATGCAGAGTTCGGTTATCCGCATGTGCACTGCCAATGCTATCGTGTACCCATTTATGGTGATGAGAGAGATATGGAATTTGGAAACTCAAATAATGACATGTTATGAACCCGACAGATAAATTATTGAAAGCGGCCAAGCGAGAGGGCTTGGAGTGGGATGTGTATGTAATGGCTAACCTCGTAGCCATCGGCTTCACGGAGAGAGATGCGTATTGTGCCGTAATAAACAAGGACTCTACTTCTCCGGAGCACTACGATATTGCAAAGTTGCGCACGATAACCAAGGACCCTGCCTATGCAGATACAGTAGGCAGACTGGCCAAGAAGTTTACCAAGCGACAGTCAAACGAAAATTCAGATGATGATGAGAGCAGTATTATTGGTGGACTGGATACGGATGACCTTGTAGACAAGGACGCAGTGGCAAGAGAACTGCTGCGCATGGCCAAGAGCCTGCCTCTTAAATCAAAGGAGAGGGCTGATATCATGATGAAGTATGCCGACCTCTTGCAGATGAAGAAGGATGAGGTAAAGGATGAGGAACATCTAGTTCACTTCTATCTACCCATATCTTGTTATAGCTGTCCTCTCTTTGAGGCCCATAAAGCCAAGCAAAGAAGTAATAAACAAAATACAAGCGATTCATTATGAGAGCGTTGATTATTACAAGCAGAATGTCTGCGAGGGATAAGATAGAACTATTCGATTTCATGGATTCAAACCGCATACCATATACAGTCGCGTGCGGTAATGCCAGCGTTTTCTTCGTTTCGGAAGATTCGGCTGATGAGATATTTGATACGTTTCCGTTCATAGAACTGGATATAAAGACTGCGATAACCAGTCTAAAGGGCTGTAAGTCGGCAATGGAGTTGTATGGTGGCCTTACTATGGATATCGAGTTTGCCATTGACTACAACGGGTGGAGCAGAGAAACCCTTGTGCCGACCGGTATTTGCAAGGATAGAAACGGTTTTATTCTGATGCGCGACAGTTTTGGTGAGCTGGTCATCAGAAATGAGCGGTTGTTCTTCGCTCTTGCTGACTTCCCGAACTCTTACATTACGTGCGATTACACGTACTATTTTATCGACTTAAATAATGGCTGTGGCGAGGGCATATATCCGATGAGAGAGTTTCTTCTCAAAGATGCGGTAGCGGACTGGATAGAAAAAACAAAGGAGCACAACTAGCACAATAGCCAGTGCACTCCTTACAAGATGATGGTTATATTGACTTCCGTATCTCTTCAATGACATGCCTTGCTTCCTTAATGGACTCATGTATTGACGGTACCAAGCCTTTCTCTTTCTCCATGAGATATAGCCGCCAAGCAAGCCGAGCGCACTGCATTTTCCAATAGTCGGCTGTTGGTCCGGCTTCATACTCCACGTCCAAGTGTTCGCTGTCAAGCACAAGGTATTCTGTATGCACCCATAGATATGGGCCTTTCTCTAATTTTATTTGGTAGGCATCACAATCAGATGTCTTTCCGGCAACCTTACCTGCTAGATTGTCATAGTTAGAACCTTGTGCATGGATTTTTACATAGTCCCCTATTCTAAACATGATAACCGAATTTTATTTGTCATACACAAGAAATGAAATCGTCTCATTGTTGCATATATTGTTACTATCAATCTCTACGTTCTGAACAGGCTGGTAGGGGCTTCTAAGTACGGCAACATCTCCATCCACTTCAAATTCGAGATTTGCATACATGTGCATTGTACCTGTTCCGGTTGCAATGTCAAAGTCTTGTTTTGCCACGACATTCGACTTAATCGTAGCATTATACTTTCCGAGTAATTCTCTTAATTCCTCGACAAACTTATAGATTTTAGTTTCTTCTATTTCTCCCATACTTCAACTGTTATTTCTTGTTCTTCATCCACCATAATTGAGTGAGTCTCGGCATTGTACCACGGATAGATATACGTACTGATGCTAGGTACATACGCACATCGTTTCTCCATTAATGGATATAAAGCGACAGACTGTTCGACTTTCTTAATCATATCTACGGCAATACGTTCCGCTTCTTGTCTATTCTTGGCTCGTACCACACACTGCCACACGATGTTCATTCCCCTTGTCGGGAGCACTTTACGGAAAGTGCCGACTAGTTCGGGACAAGCTTGCATTGAAGCTGCCGCATGACCATCCTCGTAGATGTTCACAACGAATGTAAACGTATCTCTGTCTATTCCACAGTTAAGCGGCCACCTCTCTATTTTAAAATCCTCCGCTTTATACCACGTCCACTCGCTTACATGCTGGTCGATGTATTTGCGTGCGATTTCCCTGCTCTCGAACACACCATCGAAAGTAAATTCCTCATCCTCTCCATGAGTTACTGTATAGACGTCTTTCATCGTTTCCTCCTTCTATAATCGAATTTATTAAAGAAACATTCGTCATCTCGGTTCATCTCTTGATGACAAAGACGACAATTACCACCGGCATATGCTTCACATTCTCCGCAATGCTTTGCTTTGATATACGGCAATATCTGTCTGCCGAACCTAGCTGCCACGCGCGGACATCTAACGCGCAGTGCTTCATTATAATCATCTGCCAGTAGCAGAACTTTTGTCGGTAAATTCATTTTCGGTATAATATTTAAGTTTTTATTATCTGACCCTCGGCCTAGTTTAGTTGAGGGTTTACTGTATCATTCTCATAGTTTCTTACTGCATCGGCAAATCTGATTGCCTCGCGAAAGAAATCACATAGTTCTTTATCCTGCGAGAATATATCTGCTATGTAAGTGTACATATTTTCTCCGTTGTAATGGGCAACGGCCATATATTCATCATACACTCCAAATACTAAGCAAGATGTTGAATCCTGCACTAGTTTTAATGCCTTGCTTTTGTCACCTTCCATTTTGCTAATCCAAATATTCTTGCTCAACTGTGTAAACGTATCGGCCATCAGCGCAACTAACAAGCGAATAGTATCCTTCACTCTTTACTTTCATGACATCCGGCCATCCCAAAGTCCGATACAAATGAAAATATTCGTTCTTTTCGTATTTGCACTTCTTTAAATTCGCCTGACAATAATCTAGCGTCTGTTCATAAGACAAATCGCTTTGCAGTTCCCATATCCATACGTTATTCGCGTAAGGTTTCAATTGTTCCCCCTTTCGGGGATTGCTTATCACTTTAATCATAATTTATTGTGTTGTTAGTAGTTCATTTAGAAATGACAATCGCAATACCACCTAATTTATCAATAAAACAATTATCACATTTATTGCCATTCCAATCATAGTTCCCAGGAATGTTGATGTAACGTTTGTAAGGTTGTACTCACCACCGTCGATATCTCTTTGAACTTCCATCCCTATCGAGAAACAAATGGCAGCGATTCCCAACCCTAATATTCCTAGAGGAATACCAATGATAAAACGTTTCCAATTTAACTTCGGTAACTTATTTATCTTTCTCATCATTCTCCTCGTTCAACGCATCAAGATACTTATCCAGCGCACTAATAACCTTGTCGGGTAGCTGGTTCGCTGTATTATTGCTTTTGATATAGTCGATTGTACCTCCTATTCCGTAGATGACTAATGCTTGCTTTGTGGTTGGAATAAACACCTCAAATATCACTAAGACAACTACGGCCAATACAATCTTACCGATTCGTTTCACGATGCTCTGTATTTCGCTCGTCACGTCTTTTTTTATGTAATCGCGGGTGTAATCTTCTCGCAAATCATAATATCGCATTGCAAAGAATGCAATGGCCAACAATAACAGAAAAATAGTCAATCCGAGCGCAATGCATATAGCATCAAGCCTTGTAATCCAATATAACTCACTCATAATTCTCCTTTTAGTTTACCAATTTCAATTTCCAATTCTCTGATTTTATCCATTAACTCTCTTATTACAGTCTTGTACGATTCAATCTCTGGGGCAAAGTACCCATAGTAGAATATCGCACACAATATGGTTGTCATTATGATGGCACCACAAGCAATAAAAACCGATGCTAGAACCATTCGCTTTCCTCCAAATTAAGTTTTATATTCTCGTTGTAGCAAAAGCACACAAGGTCATATAATGCATTGACCATGTTATCACACTCGTTTATGTAGAGCCAGCCTTTATCCTCATCATCGTTAGATACGAACCCATAGCGATACCCGTACGCTACTGAATCCTCTGATGTAAACATGAGCTCTAGTGCTGCGCATCTGTCTCTTTCTTCATCATCACAGTCTAGTGGAGGAAGTTCTATCTGTTTCGGGAGCAAGCATAAAAGCCGCGGAGCACTCCATGCCGGAATATCTACGTGCGCTTTCAGGTCGCCTCCCAACATAATGTTATAACAACAGTTTTCGTCTAGGTGGTAGTGCATGTCTGCGGTTTTAATAAGTCCCATACTGCACATTCTTTCGGATTGCCGAAAATCAGTTACTTGTTTACTTAACATATTTACTCTATTCTTTTATCTGCTTCAATTATTGCTGCTTTAAAAAAGTTCTTACTATCTTCATCCGACATGAACAGACACACGAGCATCTTAAAGAGGTCTTTCTGCTCCCCTGCTGTTGTCAGATGCACATCCGTCTTGTCAGCCGTAATTGCTATCAGCGTTTCGGCATTGTCGATTCTCGCTTTCGCTATTCGTTTCTTTCTGACTCCCATTCTCTTTCCTCCTCGATATATTCTTTAGGTACGTAACTATTCCTTTGCGGATAGTTGCTGTACTTTCATAATGCCAAATTTATTAATATACTCGCCATAAGGCTGTAAACTGCTATAAGGGGCAAAGCGTGCTTATCATGCACGTTGTAAGCCCCTAATGTTATCGCAAGTGGTGTAGTTACCACAAGCGTGAATGTCGTTGTAATGATGAAGCGAATCATGACTCAAAAACCTCTCGGTAATACTTGATAAAGTCCTTCGCCTCCGCCATACTTTCTTGGTATGAACAGAAATCTCTCTTTGCATAGATTTGTGCTGCGAGGAAGAACTGTCTCTGCTCCCAATCAATCTCCTTCTGCTCGTGCCAGTGGATGATATTGTTTTTCAATTCCTCGGAAGCGACCGCAATACCGGTATTTAGCTCATCAAAGCTTCGGAATACTGCGTAGCTCGCTCCTTCATCGCCCACTTCGGGCTTATCGCTCATACAGATGTGGGTGTACTCATATTCGCCAACTTTTTCAGTCGGCTTATTGTCTTGTGGCTCAACTGCTTCTGTTTTGGTGGCGACATCTTTGTCGGGAGCAAGATGCCTGCCATTGATTTCAATGTCCTCGATACTGTTTTCATAGTCTTTCGTGATAAAGGCCGTTCCATCGTTCTTCGTAATGTTGAAGCACTGAATCTCGTACCACTCTCCTTTGAATTTAACTCTCATAACAAATCCTCCAATTTTACTTTCTCGACCGTTCTGACCTTAAATGGCAACATATCAAGGCTTTTTCTTAGTAATTCCTCAATATCTCCATTTACTTCAATATCAATCGAAGCGTCAGCGTCAAACTCGCAAGCCATTCCTTCCGCAAATGAAACTATGTCATTCGCCAATGCAGCATAGTCGAACTCCCTTGTTATCTGACAGATGTAAACGCAGTCTCTTGTAATGGAATCTCGATGGACTGCGATGTCGTTCTTGCACTCTTCAACTGAGTCGAAGATGTCGCAGACGAAGCAATCCTCCGACTCGCCCCACATATACTTACCTATGTTACTCATAATACTTCAATTCAATTTTCAAACTGTCATTTTCTCTCTTTAGCTGCCAAACCTCGTTTTGCAAGGAATCGCATCTTTTATTCTCGTCCATGTAGCGACCAAACCACTGCTCGGATTGTTGATTATCCCTTGCTATTATTTTATCCTTTATAACAATGGTAATGGATGCTATTACTGCTATAAAAGCAATTATAGGTATCAACATTTCTAATATGAATAATCCTCTCATCGCAAATCCTCCACTACTAATCGTTTCGGGCTATTCTCGAAAGTTACTTCGGGAAATAGCTCTTTGTGTAACATGACATAGGCTACATCGGCAGTACCTTGCTCGTCACCCCATTCCAATCCGAAGCCATCCTCGTACCTTCTTGGCTCAACGAAATAGCACCATAAATCGCCTTCGGGCTGCCTCGCAACCCATACACCTTGCTCTCTCATTTCTTGCCTCCTTCCTTGAAATTCTTGTATGCCTCCAAAACATCCTGGGCTACCGCATCGGCAAAGCCCTTCGCATCCTCTTCGCTTAGTTCTGCTGCTGCGAATATCCCACCAAGTACCCTTGTCAGAATGAAACAGCCTTCGTCCACAGAGCATCCGTCTATGGCTTTCGCAACTTCTCTGAACTTCTCTAAAATTTCTTCACCGCTCATAGTTCCTTCCTTAACATAAGACTTGAACCACCTATAAAGGCTCTTATCTTGTAGCCATTTCTCTCGTACCACTCACGTACCCAATACGGAGCCTCCCTCTTTGACCATTCAAGGCAGACAGTCTTACAGCCCCTCTCATGTGCAATCTGCTCGGCTAACTCTCTAAGCTGCTTGCCAAGTCCACTCTTGCGTGAATCCTCGTCCACCCAAAGGGAGAATAACCAAGCCTCGATGTTGTATTCTCCGTAAGGCTTATCATGTACTTCAAGTTGTACGGAGCCATGTTCTGCCCAAATGACATACTTGTCGTAGCCATCCCAGCGTTGCTTTTGGATTTTTGCAATTCTCATTTCTTACCTCCTTTCTTGCAATCCTTGTATGCCTCCAAAACGTCTTGGGCTACCGCATCGGCAAAGCCCTTCGCATCCTCTTCGCTTAGTTCTGCTGCTGCGAAGATACCGCCAAGTACTCTTGTCAGAATAAAACAGCCTTCGTCCACAGAACAGCCGTTTATGGCTCTTGTGACTTCTCTGAACTTCTCTAACATTTCTTCACCGTTCATATCTCAATAACATTTATATCCAAGTAAAAATCTCCGTAAATCGGGATGGTGTAAACCACCCTGTGATTAGGTTTGCTCGTGCAGTCCTTCTGTACTCCGTGAGGAACACCCGTAAAGCACCTTTGCAAGTTCTCAATCATCTTATCGGCAGGTACTGCCCACCATACCCACGGCATAGCCATGATGTCCATATCTGTGTTAAGACTGCCATGTAAGCCAAGTGCCCATCCGCAATCCATTGCCGCTTGTCGGAGGTCGTTCCACATTGAAGCGTAGAACGCTGCCCTCCCGTTGCAAGTTACTGCTGCCCGGTCTTTCATTGTTTGCCTCCTTTCAACAGTTCGGGATTATCGTGGATGTTGCCGATAACCTTCAACTCGAACCTCGCTATCCGCGTGCGTGTAATGTCGCCCATTAGCACACCGCCTCTCGCTGCCTTGAATGATGCAGTATCTGTGTCGTACACAACATGATGTCTGAATCCGCTGACAGATTCAATAATATCGCCTTCAAATATTCTCTCACCGTTGCAATCATAAGTTCCTATGTATTGGCGCACCGTTGATGCGTCTACGTGAGTATAATGCAATTCTTTATCACCAAAATGATAAGGAGCTATAATAACAGGAACTTGTTCGCCCGTGTTTATTGTGAACCAAGCAAAATAACCCTCTGCCCACTCATCTTTTTCGATGTTTTTCGCTCTGAATAATATTTCTCTCATTGTTCCTCAAAATAAAATTTTCCATTCCATTCATTCTCCACAAGTATGCCATACTTTATAGCAAGTCTTGTGGCAAATGTTCTCTTATAGTCAAGCATCGTTTGGAGCTTTCTCCTGAATATCTCCAAGCTGTCGCGACCCTTATAGAAGTTGCACATCCTACAACTCGGCATAAGGTTGTCGATGTCGTCAGTGCCTCGCTCTTCTTGTAACCACCTATCGGGTACTCCCCTTGCAAGTGGTTTCAAGTGGTCTACTTGCATCTCGCTGATTGTAATCGGCTGTCCGCAGTAGGCGCAGTGTCCGTTGTACTTTTGATAGATTAGTTGGCGGTTCATTCTTCGTCCTCCAAAATTAATCTAACCTTGCGTGGGCTGTTCCCCCAAGTCACTTCGGGAAGCCACGTTTCGCCTATTGTCTCAAAATTCATCGGCATGAACCAATTGTAGTTCTCGTTATAAGATGGTTTCTTAGAAAAGAAGCTCGTCGTTCCACCTTTATCTCTCGCTATCCACATAGCCGGTGCCTTCTCTATCGCTGCCTCGGCATACTCAACGCCTGCCAAGAATCTCTCATCAAGCCGACCACCCAACTTATAACTGTCGGGGATGTTCGGGTCGGCTAACATTGCTTTTACTTCTAACTCTTTCATAACTGCTCAATCAAAATTTTCTCGGATTATAGGATTTTCTTTTATTACTTTCTCAAAATCGCGGTCAAACCATACCATTCTCGCATCAGCTATCAATGCTGATATGCCATTTTTGAAACGACTTGATTTTTTGCTAAAATAGAATACGAAATCTTCTTTTGTCATTCTTCTATCACCAAAAAACACATAATCTCGGGTACTTGGACGCTTTATTACACGGGCAATTAGCTTTTTCTCTTCATCTGAAAAAGTTCCAAAGATCTCTTTAAATTCGTACTTCGCTTTATTGATGCATCCGAAGTACGCAAGTCTTTTGTGTTCCATTACTTCAAGTTCTTTCATTTTCCAATCAATCTAAGTTCAACTTTTTGTGGGTTGTTCTCAAAGGTGAGGGAAGGGAATAATTCTTTAGGAAGCCTAATCAAGTTAAACAAACTACCTTTGAATAAATGCTTATAGCGCGTCGGCTCTGTCGCGTAGAGGTATAATCCGCGACTGAAATCATCTGTTTCATCTCTCGCTACCCAAACCTCCGCTACCTCCGCTTCTTTCAGCCTTTTCAGCTCTTTCAGCCACTCGGCCATCTGCTTAAACTCTCTGCCACATGATGCGTAAGGTGAACCACCTTCGTAGCAGTGTATTGCTTTATCTAATTCGTCTATCATTTGTTTTCCTCTCCAAAATATCCATAAACATATAATTCCTCTATCACCAAAACACACGCATCAAATGGTGTATCTCCGCTCCCTTTAGTAAACTCAACTGCCGAAGTGCAAACCCACTCACGGCCAATCTGCTGTAATGTAGGTTGCGGTATGAACGACAGTAAGGCTGATAGGCTCCACGCAGGATAATGGCAACGATTGGACTCCATTACATCGTAATGAAGAACTCTGTTTCTATCTTGCCATATAGACATATCCGCAGTTTCTTTCGGAAGTATGCGTTTCAATCTTCCGTACTGCTCTATTGTTGTTGCTATCTGTATCATTCCCATGTGTCATAAACTCTCTTATATTGACGGTGCCGCCAACATACTACATCGTATAAGCATATACTTTTACCCCCTTTATATTCCCGCTCATTATATCTAATCCAATCTCTTCCATAAGCATCGAAAACGGCCAAAAAGCGTCTACAATCACGTGTCCTAACTTCAACTATTTCACCATCCGATGGAAGTGCTTCATCTGTAAGTATCCATCCATTTCTTGCGCAGTAATTAAGGCATATATGGGTGTTTCTATATTTACATTTTACACATTCTCCTCTTGAAGACTTGTTCCAAATTTCCGTTTCTGTTTCCGGGGCAGGGTCATTATAACTCCGTTCAAGTGAATATATAAAAGCGTCCTCTTCATTTGATATTGGATTATCGTCAATTCTCATCCAACTGTGAGGTTTTTTGATTTTTTCACCTGTCCTATAATTAAAGAATCCTTCACCCTGTCTATATGCCAAGAAATAAGCCCCTTTCTCATTCGTAACAACAACCCTTCTGTTTTCCGGTGGAAGCTCGGCAAAACAATTTACCCAATTTGGTCGCTCAATTTCAGCCCTTCTGCGAAATTTTTTCAGTTCGTCCAACCATTCAGCTAATTGTTTATGCTCCAAGCCACATTCGTTGTTACACATTTGACTTGCTTTCTCTTCGCAATGTCTTATTGCTTCGTCAAGTGTCATTTGGTTTCCTCCTTATCAACTCTTCCTAAAAGTTCAATTACATAATAGTCTTTATCGGGTTTGGCTCCCCACTCTGGTCGCCCTTTACCCTTCGTGATTCTAAGTACACCAAAAGCCATTGTCTCCTTGTTGGTATAGCCTCGATGAAATATAACATTGTACACGCTTTCTCCCTCAAGTCGCCTCTTCCAATAGTCGGTGATTTCTCGGTATTCCTCCTTCTTCTCACCGGACTTAATCATATCATACCACTTGCCTTTCAGTACAAGGTGTATTATGTGTGGGAATTTAAATCTTTTCATTTGCTTTCCTCCTTTCCCGGTGCTTTCGGAAGGAGCATTAGCTTCACCGCTCATCAACTTGGCTATCTTGTCGCCAATCTCCTCTCGCTTATTTTCGGGAATACTCTCGAAGAATCGTCTGTATTTCTCTTTTTCGTAGTCCATAATCAATATTTATTTCCGTTTTTCAATATATCCCACATAAGGAATACAGCAATCATTATCGAAATTACCACTACTCCAAATGGCGTTAAAATCCATTCAACAATATCTCGTATTCTTTTCATCGCACTCTTCGGCTCATTCGGGTAGTGTCGCCAATATGTAAAGTACGATGGGTCGGCTTCCCAATATCTGCTATTATGCCACTTGCCATTAAAGTGTGCTGAATCAACAGCACCGCTCTTTAACGTAACAAGGTAGTCATCATACTTCTTCGGCTCCTTGCTAATCTTAGTCCAATAATATCTGCTCATTACTTGTAATTGTATTTATATTTAACTCCTGCCGTTCCCTCTCGTCTTACTCCGTTGTCAATACAGACGACATGAACGTACTTTTTAAAAGTCTTTATGAAGTTCACAATCCGGAATATTCCGTCTTTCATTGGTCGGGAGCAGCTGCGACTTATCTCGTAGGCTACTTTTGTGCACTGCTCATCGTAGTAGAGAGTGGTTTCGTAGTAGTGCGTTCCCATCCAATTCTTTGAACGTCTTGCAACCGAATACAATGTACATTCGGCTTTGTCTGCGTACTTGTTGTCTATTCGATTGATGTAGTACCGATTAGTGTGGTCGGATTGTGTCATAGCTAACAAACTGATTTTGACAACTTCGGTATAGGCATCCATAAACTAACGTTAGGAATAACCTCGTTGCGGTTTGCTACCATCCATACTTTCTTATCTGCCATATAGTAGCCGACAATAAAATTTCCGTCAGCATTGAATGTCAGTACGTAGCCTGCCTCTTCCGGCATTTCATCACGAACATTCCTCCAATCGGGATTTTCATCAGCACAGTTCCAACCATCAATGAAGGCTTTACTTTCGCCTACTGTCTTTGTGCGAAAGTCCGCAACCATATCTCTTAATTTATTTCTATCTGCTTGCATATCAAAATTCTTTTTCAACTTGGATAGTGTTCTCATCTTCATAATGAATATGTAACGGACTATCCAATGTGTTCTTTATTAACTCAAAATCTTCAATGGAGTTGATTCTTATACAGAAGCTATCGAAGTCGTACTCATCCTCGCTTGCATCCCAAATCTCAAATCCCTTCTCTCGCAGCATATCATGCACATTCTTCAATGGCTGACGTCTTGCGATTATGCTTAGGTAAAACTTCATATCTTCTCCTCCAACTTCTCTTTAAGTTCCTCAGCCAAACCAAGATTGTAGTCCTTATCTTCTGTTGCAAAGGTCTTGATAAGCACAGGCGCCTTTACTTTTTTGAAATAAGCATACACACAGTAATCATGAACGCCATTTCGCACAATTCCGAATTGTGTGGGATTTTCATTCCCAATCACTTTACTCAATTCACTGAGTTTTCTGCTTTGTGCGTTCGATACCTCGCTCGATACCATAGCTTTATGTTCTGCTTCTTCAAGTTTCTTCGATAATTTCTTGTTCTCTTCGCATAATTCCTCATCCAATTTGGTATTAGCTCGGAGACTTTTGATTTCATTGGTTAATGAACTTACCCTTTCTACCTCGAATTTTAGAGAGTCATTCAGCTCTTCAATGCGTTTATCTTTCGCTTCAATAATATCTATCTGAACGAGCCTATTGGCATCCATTTCTTCAATTTTCTTATAAAGCTCATCAATCTTTGCCTTCAAGCCTTTACTTAGTACCTCTTCAGCTGATAATAACTCGCGAACGCTACCATTATCCTTTTCGAGGTTATCTATCTTTTCCATAAGTTCTCTATTTTTTGATTCAACATCGCTTATATCTGCCAGCACTTTGCATCGTGTACGCTTCATCTCGCTAAGCTCATTCGAGGTCTCAAGTAGCCGGAGATGTTCCTTATTACAATCTTTTTTCAGCTCTTCGACTTCCTCGCACCTCATATTCAGCAAGTCATTGTTGGTCTTGGAAGCCTCTTTCTCGGTTTCAAGAAGGTTTTTCAAGTCTTCAATGGTGTAATCTTTATGGTTGCAAGCTCCCTCCAAGTCCTTCACCGTATTCCTAAGCCCTCTAACAAGTGTGTGGTAGTTAGCCAGCTCTATCGCCAAGCCGACGGTGCAAACCGCCAATCCAGCTGTAAGTAATCCAAGTATCATAACTTTATCTCGTATGTCATTATGGGTGCCCCGCACTCACAATGGGTTGTCTTTATTATCGTTCCGTAAACTCGTGCCATCTCTGAGATGAACATTCGTATATCACCTGTTACAACCTTGCCCATCATCAGAAGGGCTATGGTCGTGAGTTCTGTTCTGTCTGTGACCACGCACCCGTCGATGAGTAATTGTGGCGCGTGGTCGTCCTTTAGTGTGAGTGTCATATTCTTATTTTATGTTGATTCGTTATCAGTGAGTTAATTGTGCTAATTCGATTTTGAGCGGGCCGTATCCGGTTGTGATGTGCGCGCATCCTGGTTCAAGCATAAATATGATGCCCGATACTTCACTCCCGTCAGATGTTATGTGGTGCACGTAATCACCAACCCTGAAATCCGCATCAACGTTTGCTGCCTGACTGTTTCGACTCTTCTTTCTCATGCTTCCAATCATTGCCTTTAGCCACTCGCTCAATGCAGTCCCTGCCAAATCACACCACATGACCAGATTGTCAATATTCACGCGGCTCGGACTATCCCAAGATTCTTGGTCTTTGCGGAATGCTATTCCAATATTGCAGTCGGAATCACATACCAACACAACCTTTCCGTATTCCGGAAGTTCAACTCTCGCATCGTGAATTGTCGTGCGTCTTGCATCCCTATATGCCTTGTCTATATCATTGGCAGAGAACAGTTGTACGTATCTATCATGGACGGTCAACTCATCCTTTGCCAACATATCGCAAAGCAGGAATTTTGTATAATCGGTTAGTTCTTCCATATCTCTATGCTTTAAAAATCACTATCAGTATTTCGAGCAGAATAGCAACAATCAGACAGATTTTCAAATCTCTTACAGTCTGCATTTTGACTTTCTTTGGGATTCTTCGCTTGAAATCTGCCCAATTTATTGCATTAAAGGCTTTGCGAGAATTGCACCGGAGCAGAAACTCCAATGCAATCTCGACTAAGAATATTATATCACACCATAATAGAATAACGAATAACTTATACATCTGATTTTGTGAATTTCATTTGGTTGTATTTCTCACGTAGCTTTGCAGCGTATTCGGGAGTATTCTTGTCTTTAGTGACCATGAATACTGTTGTAGGACTTACTCTAATCGGATAAATACGGCCTTGTGGCTCACATTTAGAGCAATCTCCGTTCTCCAATAAATCAATTTTTCTTTGCATACTTGTACACGAACTTTTTACATGGGCAATCTTCGTTAAGTCTCACACCAATCTTGTGTTTGCACCAACCGGTGCCGGGGTAATTCTTATCTTCGATATATTCTTTGCAGTTCATGCAACAAATCATACGGTCTTTCATGCGATTTCTTTTATAAAATAAACTATTGATAGAATAAGCAATATCAAGGATATCACTAGTCCCTTGATAAGCCTTTTGTTACTCTCTCTTAATCTTTCGTCTAATCTCTCAAACTTGCTGATTCTCATCCTTCTGTAAATGACTGAAAGCGTCATCGACATTCATAGTAAGGATGCCCTTGGATGGCATGGCTTTCAGATAATTGTATATATCCAGTAGCAACATATCATCGTCTCCTACTCGGTCGACGATTGTCAAGAGTACAGCATTCAGCATGTCGGATTCGTCTCCAAAGTCACCTTGTGTTTCCGCAGAACATTTATCTACGTGGTGTTTGAGCCTCTTTATTGCCGCGATTGCTGTATTAAAGTCTCTCTTTGCCTCATGCTTCATTACGCATCCTTCCTTGCGCATAAAATGCAGCAAATCCATTAAATTAGTCTCCACAATATCGGTAAGAATGAATACGATATTGTTTCGTGTGTTCGCTTCCGAACTTCCTTGCATTGTTGTTGAATTTAATTGTTTTTATTCCTGTTTACTTCTCGCCTTTTTACCGCAGCAAACAAACTGCTTTCCTTTTGGCATTGCAGCATGAAATCCTTGTCTTTTTCGATTCCTAGCTTTCTCGCCATCCGTACCAGTGTCCGCTTTGAAACACCAAACATGCCGGTCAATTCGTCATTCTTGGTATCCGGGTAATATCTTTTCAAGTCAGAGATTGACTGTGGATTCCAATAATAGGCCTTACCTTTCATCAGCCTTTGCTTTTCATGATTATAGGTAACTCCCTTTTTCTGATACACTCTTTTCTTGGTACATTCTTTACATTCCCTCCGACCTTCATAGAACTCTGTTTCTGCCAGCACCGCCCCGCATTTCCTACACTCTTTCATTATGTTTAGATATCACAAATTTCATTGATGTAATTCTCGCGTCATCGAGCAATGCCGATATATCTTCGGAGGTCTGACTGCCATCCAACTCCATAAAGGCAACACCCCTATAAGTAAGATACAAGCTGCCTCCAGCCTTTTCTACCTTAAATCTCGCATACTCTTTCAATGCGCGTTTGTACCGTATCGTAGATTTAATATCCCTTATCATATCTTTTATTATCATAGCACAAAAGTACATTCCTTAACTTAAATATCAAAGAGAATTTATATGTTATAAAACATAATTTCGTTAATCAACGGATTATTCAATGGGCCGACTATACACATCACTTACCGGTTGAACCTTCTCGACCGCTTCCTCTCTCTGTGGATTCCAGTTCATCAACCTCTTCAAAGTCTATCGGTGTTGTAATTCCAATCTTTATCTGACAAATTCTGTCACCAACCTCGTATTTAGGCATATCAGGGAGCACATGGTAGAATACAGCCGATACTTCTCCGGTGTAGTCCTCATCTATCGTACCCTCGCAATTGGCCAGAACCATGCCCGTTTTCCATACAGATGAACGCGGACGCGCGTCGATGGAGAGCCTTAATGGTGAACCTTTAAACGGTATGACGGAATATATCGTTGTAGACGTGTTCCCGCTTTTGTAAACGACCTTCTCATTGACCGTTTCTGGGCCTCTCTCTATCTGAAATGACAATCCTGTCCCGTATCTGTACACGTTTGGTGCAATCTGCTCACATGATGTAGCAACCACGTCATAACAAAAATCGCTGTCATGTGTCTTATATGGAATGACAGCTTTTGAATCTAGCTTTACGATTTTTACTTTCATAATTTTGTATATTCTTCAAAAATAATTTCTTTCTTGTATATCACCGCTGCATAGCTTTCAAGCCTACACCCTCGTGATTTAGCCCATCCATGTGCGAAGAAAACCAAATCACACTCCAACAGTACTTTCATATCTTCGCCAATATAGTACGAATATGGCTTATTTAAATCCTTGTTGATGTCAAATGGTGTTATAACATCGTAATCTACGCTCAGTGACTCCTTGATGCGCAACGCTTCGTTCATTACCTCATTAATAGGATGTCCCGTTATCGGGAGCGATACATAGACTTTCTTTTTCATCATATCTTTGTTTTAGTTTGTGGGGAGTGTGGAATCGAACCACCCAAAAAACCTATAAAAAAACAACCGTTCTCCCCGGATAAAAAAACGTCCTATACTCACGTACCGGACGGTTCACTAACAATTAACTTAAATACAAATAAAAATATCCGTACCACGCTTGGCACTGTTGCGTTAAACTAAACACATGATAAATGTACTTGTGGGAGCAGAGGACTCGAACCTCCGGAGCAAGACTAGACATAAAAAAGTATTGAAATGGAAAAGAACATTTCTTGCCCAACCGTTACTCCCATATTTGAAAGTTGCTATACTCACGCACTGCAACTTCCCAATTAACCTAATTTTAATCTAATACCATGAGTTTGTAGGAATAACCCTTCGGAAGTTTCACCCTCGCGGGCTACTCTTCCTTACCCAATTCAGATTGTCAGGGAGAAGGATATCACTCCCGCTCCCCTGAATATCTATTCTCACGAACAAATATACATCTAGTTACGACAAAATTAAATTGTATATAACAATTTTTTGTAGAGGTGGACCGTATCACCGTTCCACCCCGTCTAATTATCCTCGCGGACCATTAGCACTAACACATATTATATGCTGACAAATTTTTCACGACTATGGTATCGACACGGTGCCTTTGGCATAACCCCGGATAGACCTGTAACCGCGCACGACGTTGTTTGGTTCTATTTTACCTCGTATTGATAAATATCAACGATATTGGATTCTGCAACCGAGATGATTACACCGTCTGACATACTATTTTTTAGCCATTTCTCATTCAGATATTCAACTGCTGTCTCCAACTTATCTGCTTGGACCAATACATTGGTGACTGCACGCTTCTCTGCTCCGGACTTCTCATCGAGTGTAATGAAACCGATTTTTGCTCTGAAATACATATCATCCTTTTCTTCACCGGATGTGAAAATCTCCGAGATATTGGATTTTTTCATTGTCTTAACCTCAAACTCACCGCTGATATATTTGGTCAGTTCTTCGATTGCACGACTTTCACTCTCCGTAAAAGAGAGACTGTCTATAAGGTAATTCTCAGTTACCTTTTTCTGCATTCCGTTATCCATGAGTTTCTCATAACGGATGCCAACTTCAAACCATTGTTTTAAGTTTACCATATTGTTTTATTTAGAATTTGACTTTTTCTTGTTTATTTTCAGAAGGAATTTCTTCAAGTCCGGAATATCGTTCGCATCCTCAAAGTCGTAAGCATCATTATAATTCTTGATTCGCTGATAACCACAAGAACCGTCTGCTTTCGTCTCGAAAAACTCAGGCGAGAAGCTATGACTTATATCGCAATACAGGTAATTTCCAAGATACGCGGCACGAGGATTCGCGTTTTTCATATAAACGATAACGCGAGAACCGGATTTAATGGGAAACTCTTCACTTGATTCCTTGGCCAATTCGTCTCTCTCCTTTATGAGTCGTTTAATCTGCTCGTCCAACTCTTTCAGACGATTATAATTCTTTGTTCTTATGCTAATTTGTGTAGATGCCCTCCACCATTGTTCCATTCTGACCTCCTATCTATTTTGTAACCCAATATCTTGGCATACTTCACTTTTTTTCTAATGGAATGAGCTTTGCCTAGTAGTTCTGTATATCTACGGACGTTTATACGTCTATGTATTCCGAGCATGGAGCGAAGGTCATCCAGAATACATGGCCTAACCAATCTCCACAAGAACTCACTCGCACTCGGACTAAGCCCACTGCTACCACAAGGATATAACGTATCTAACGGGTCATATCCTGTGTGTGGAATTTCACCGTTATGCACGAACTTAATGGTATCCTTTATTGAACTGCTCATTTCATATCCACCTTTCCATACTCTTCCTCAATAAGAAGCTGAATACAGTGAATCGCTTTCTGCAAATCTTCCTTACCGTTCTTGAACTTATATCGGCTGATGTAGCGGAGTGCCAATGTCTGACCTGCATTGAAGTTGTTGGCCATAGCATACTGGAATGGTTGAATTTTCATCTTCTTGTAGTGGTCTCCACCTACTTCATTGTTGTAAGCCGACTTATCCGGGTGTTCAACCACATAAGCTACTTCGTATTTTTTTTGTTCTTCCATAATAACTCCCTTATTGTTTTATATGAATCAGATATTATCTTGCAAGCACCAAATTAATCAATATACTAAACGCAAGACTATATGTCACTAGCAATACCAGCGCGTGTTTACCCTTGACCTCGTATATTTCCAGTATGAAAACCAAAGGTAGCGTTAATATTAACGTGAACATAAATGAAATTAAAAAGTTTACCATATTATCAGTCTTTCCACTGTTGTATGAAATCCCTGTTGCGTTCTACCTCAATCTCCATCAATTGTATCATGCGATGTTCATCAGGCGAAGCAATATAGATGCCGACCTCAGATGAGGCCCAGTTTCTAAATCTCTCTATTGCCAAAGTTGCTTCCGATACGTCAAGTTCTGCCGTACTTCTAAGCACCTTGATGTGACCGCGGTATTTATCATCCTTTTCTCGGATGAAGATATCCGGGGAACAAAGTATTTTGAAGTATTCCTTCTTCACGTAGTCAACAGTGTTGCCGGTCAATGCCGCAAAATAGGAGATACAAGTGTGCATGTAACTATTCTGCGACAAAGAACGGACTCCTTTTTTCTCGGTCAACTCCACTACCACATTCTTCTCGGAGAGTTTCTTTGCGCGTAGCAAGAAGTTCTCCTTCTGTAAAGGATTTGATAAATCGTAAGTCATATCTCAATTAGAATGGCAGTCCACTGCCGCCCGGTTGCGCAGGCTGCTGCGGCTGTTGATAATACGGTTGTGGCTGCGCTTGTGGTTGCTGATATGGTGGCTGTGCCGGCTGTTGGTAATTCACCGCTTGCTGCGGTGTTGCCGTTGGCTGTGCGTAATTGAGTGCCTCAATTCTGTAAGGACGGATAGAATTAAAGATTCTCTTTCGTCCAGTTGTCTTATCTACATATGATACTCCGCGAAGGTCAAATGTGATTCTTACCGCCTGGCCCCTTGCGTACAAGTCCAACTGCGCACAGTCATCTCCGGTAAACTCAAAGAGTGGTGTGCTCTCATATGGGGAACGTTCTCCTGTTGTAGGATTGTATTTTGTAATATCAAGAATTAGCTCTCTCTTGGTAATTGTCTTACCGCTATTTGTCTGAATGGTGATAGCCGGCTCGATGCTCACTATCACTCCTTGTACTTCCAATGCCATTTTATTCTTCTTCTTTTTTCTTGTTAATCTTTAATGAAACGCTTCCGACAACCGGACTCTCCGTAACGTATTTCTCATACAATTCAGGATAGTCGGCTTGAAACCGCTTCGCATCAAAACTCTTTCTTATGGTGTCTGTTCTGCGGATGAACTGAATGGCCTCGCCCTTCCAAGCGTACTCTCCGGCTGCAACCATCTCTCTCATGATACCCTCTGTCAGTTCCTTTTTCTTAGCTGTCCAGAAGTCCGCTTGCTCACTAATTTCGCGAATGGTGTTCTCCATTTCTGCATATTCAGAGGGCAGCTCGTTGGCTACACGCACCAGCGACTTGACAGGGCTCTCGTAGACTTCTCCGTCGCTGAAATGTTCTATCAAGTCAATAACGGTGGCCACCTCGATGCGTTCTATCTCAACGAACTTAGCCATGCTGCCTCTAAGCCATATAGCAAACAGCTTACTGACATGCTTATCTGGGTTCTGCAACTCAAAGAGGTATGCGTATATTGATAGCTGCCACCTTAACCAATCCATATCAAGCTTGTACGTGGTCTTGATATCAGCAAGGTATATGTCTTCACCCTCGGAGAGAACCTTGTCGATAGAACTTGCAACTGCTCTATTATCTGACACAAGGTATTCACTTTCCTCGACCTTTGTACCTAGTTGCTCATTCAATCGCGTCATTAAGTCCCGATATGCTATCGCTTCTTCTACGTCCGGCTCGACCCCAAGTGCATCCACAAGTTCACAACACTCGTGAATATATGAGCCTTTATCTCTCGCTCTCTCCACGATGTATTCCGGCACGTTGTCATATTTCCCAGGGAAAAGCATTGCCGACATCATCGAGGTCACACCGCTGAGCGTCTTACCGCCCAGCGTATATGTGTGATTCTCCTGATTGAATATGACAGATGATTTATTTAGTTTCATTTGCCTCTATCTGCTTTCTTCGGGATGTACAGAGCCCGGTAAATCTCTTTTTCTGTTCATCTGTCAGTTGATTAAAGAACGTTTTATATATCTCTGTCAAGTCTGGAATGGACTGCGCACCCATTATCCGGGCAGTTGCCACCTCCAGTATATCACCGACTTGCTGTTGTACAAGTTGCTGCGGTGGGAATGGTGGAATCACAGCCTGCGACTTTTTAGATTTCCCGCTTGGCTGATTGCCGTTATCCACATCGACGTCCTTGTTGTCATCAATACAGAACAGTCCGTTCAATGCATACTTCCTTGCGTATGAGCTGGTAGCACCGGTTAGCTGGCTTGAATCCATTCCTTTTTTTTGCTCATCCTCTCTTGCATATCCGGTCGCACTGGCAGACTCTCCGTCTTTGTTGATTATCGTAGCAGTAGCCTTTATATAATATCTGTTTCCGATAAGTTCAATCGTATCGGATAGAATCAGTTCGCACTCAGCCTTTTTTAGCAGAGGTTTCAGATTCTCCAATATATCCTCGCAGCTTCGATAGTAAAAACCATTAAACTTGTTGAATTGGTTCTTGGTTGCTACGAGTTCCGTCTGTATCATTACTAATTCCTTTACCATACCTTGCTATTGTAGAAGTTCACTGACGTTTCGTATTGCCGAGAGGCATTTCTCGACTCTCTGTTTATAATCCAGGTATGTTTTCTTCCAGAACTCCGAGTTCTGAACCTCTGCATTCAAACGTGACTTACATTCCTGCAACTCATCGTTAAGTTTTTTGATTTTTTCCTCTTCCATATCTTTATATTTTATGAAAATCTTGATATTCCGAATCCTACCGTAAAAGCAGTTCTTTCATCCTCTATTTCCTTTTCGAGTAAAGGGTCAAGTTCTTCTCTTACGTTCTCAATGTCAGAAAGAATATCTTCCAATACCGAGTCTTTGTCTCTGCCGTATTCCTCGATGTAATCTGACGGGTAGTTCTCCACCCAGTCATATTCTTTCTGTAAGTCCTCTAACTCCTGAGTTAGCCTTGCTGTTTTACATGCTGATGTTCTCATCATAGGTTAAGTTTACTCTGACAGCATCGGGATGTTGGTCTTTAAGCATTCCGCGAAAGTTCTCGATGTTGTTTGTTACTACCGGCTCTGACAAATTCTCTGCTTTCTTTGCACCATTGGCAAAGATAATCTGAAATGAAAAAATTTGATACTTCATGATATTATTTGTTTAAAAAATTAATTGTCGCTTTATTCTTCTATCGAGCGTTGTATATTGTTCCCCATTGTAAACAGCCTTTCTGTATGCGTCGGGCTTTTATCTACAACACCGTCATCCTCAAATGAGAGCTTCATTTTCGCTTTTACTATCCAATACTGGATGATGTACGAGCAGATAAGAGGACAGTTCGGAAACGTTTTTTTTGCCACAGCAGTAAGTATTGACGGCGAATCTTTGCGTCCCTGCCTTACCTTGCCATAGAACTCGCTCCTTTTGGATATCAGTTCTAGTTCCGTATCTCTCATTCCTATCTGCACACTATCTTTGGGAATCTTCTGCCATATACCAATGTCTACCTTGTAACGCAGGCACATCCACCTAAAGAACATACTTGCCCTGTAAACGTAGTCATTGCACTGTTTGAATCCAGACACACCCTCAAATATCCTCAGCAGCGCATTCAATGGCTCTATATCGTATTTCTTCACGAAATGCAAAACGCAATCTTCAAGAGTACTGAACTTGAAATATACAGCCCTTAATCGCTCCATAAGGTTGATGAAATCCTGATTGGTGTACTTCTCCGAGAACATCTCACATTCCCTGTATGTAAACTCATAACATCGTTTTTCGTTCACATAGGGAAATGGAGACTGACCGAATATATTGAGAGCCTTTACACAGCTTGCAAATGCCTTTCTTCTGTTTTTCTGATTGAGCCACATGGCCGTAATTGCAGCAATCTCTACACTACGGACATCATAGTCATGTATCGGATATTCTCTGTAAAACGGAGATTTCATATACTCTCTCCGTCTTGCAGCCGACCATGTAACCATGTTCTCATTGATAAGTAAGGAGTAATATCTTGGCAGAAGCACCGCATCATTATAGAAATATTCCATAGAACAGAACTTTCTGATTATATATCTTTGCTTTGCTCTCATCTTTTCCTCTTTAGGGTCGAGCAATGCTTCAAGCGGGGATATTAGTTTTCTTCTCATTCGTCAAGTATCAATACTTCAAAACCCTTTTCTCTCAGAATCTCATGAACAAATCTTTGCAGTGCGCGTGGTTTTTCTCCCTTGCGCTTAACCTCAATAAATGTTGCTTGTCCGTTCTTTAATGCCATAAGGTCGGGGAATCCGGCCATATTGCAAAGCGATATCTTTATTACCAAATATCCATCGGCCTTATATCGCTTCACTATCTCCGATTGGACTTCCTTCTCCAACTTGCTCATTCTTTTCGGATTTTATGTAATAGGAAAGAGTAAAGTCTTTCTTACTATGTACGGCTTTAAGTATCTTATTTTCTATGCCAAGTTGAGATTCCGCAAACCAGACGTCTGCCGGGGTTTCTCTCTCCTTGCTCATCAGTCGGTTTCGGCCTTGCTCATATGACAAGTAGCTAAACTCCATAGAATAGAAAATAATGGAATCTGCGGTATCCAGCCTAACCCCCTCCCTTACCGAGCGAATTTGGCCGATAAATACGCTATACAGCCCCCTTTGAAACTCTTCCGGAACGGTAGTCGCTTTCTCCTTGTAATAATCAAGAAGTAGATTCTTCTCGCACTGATATACATAGAAGATTGCGATTCGTTTATTATGGAAGTGTGAGTCAATCGACCGCACCTTGAAATCGTCCAATATTCGATGATTACCCTCGTAGTCAATGACCGTTCCACCGCTTAACTGATTAAGCTTTCCTATAAGATTGGCCGGGGAATCTGCAAGTATTTTCATTCCCGTTATGGAATCATAATAGCACCTGTCCTTCTTTAAGGTCTTAAATATATGTTCTAGTTCCAGCCCACTCTCGCAGTTGAGTACATGTTCATTTATCTCGACCTTGAAGCCCGCTTGCTCTTGTGTGTATGTGAGCATGTATGGACCGACGATTCTCATTACATCTTCTCGTCTCGCTTTGGAGTAGTCATTTACGTCAAAGCCCCCTATTTTCTTTTTCGTCACATCACAGTATATCTTGGCAAACTTATAGAATGCTCTAACACCATCACCGCAGTCGGCCTTAAACGGAGAATAATCCGACAGCCAAAATTGATGAAATATCTGTGAGTAACTTTCCGGGGTAGGTGTACCCGACAGGAATATTACCGGTTTCTTGCCTATTATTTTCTTCGCTGCCCTTGTCCGCTTTGACGGTACGGGATATGTACCAAAACAATGAGCTTCGTCTATGATATACAAATCATAATCAGAACTGCTTTTGCCTACGCTGTCATGACTGATAACATCCATTTTAAAGGATGGACCGAGTAGTTCATAATCTTGCCTGACACTCGGCAATGCTTTCAGCTTACTAACAAAGAGAATTTTCCTTGCTCCATATTTCTCGGCTGCTACAAGCGCGGTAAGAGTCTTTCCGGTTCTTACCTGCATCGAGAGATATACGATGTTTTTCTCTTTTAGTAAAGAGCATGCCTTTGATGACAAATCATCTTGATAGTCTCTTAATTGTATCATTTATTCTATTTTTAGGAAGAGATGCGAAAACCAATCCGCACCTCCTTTCACGTTACTTTTTCCGGTGCTTCACAGTTAAGTGAATGTAGAGTATGAAGAGAATATATTATTGGAGTGAACCTATCACCACTCGGAATCCGTAACGAGTATTTTATGCAGTGATTCATGTGCCCGTTCCTGTGACGCACCATTCAACACATTCTTTTCACTGAACGGTTTGCCCTCTCTCTCGACGAGATATTGACCATTAGGGAGAACCGATAACCCTCAATATTTTCACAATGTCAAAGAACCATCATCTTGGGACACTATGGTGGAGTCGCACCACCTCGATGCAATTGCATTTTAGAACTATCTAGCGTCTTATTAGAGATTATTTAATCCTAAATACCTCAACTCCATGTTTGGTTTTGGAAACACTGAACATGTAGCCGTTTTTTTTCAGTCTGGAGGCTGTTGCTCTCACGACTGCTTCACATATATCCCTCTGTTTTATGCTCATCCTCTCTCCGATTTTCATATTCCGGAGAGTGAGCGACGGGGATGTCTTTTTGATAACACACGCTTTTTCTGCCATAATACCTACTACTTTATGTTGTCTGATTGATATTAATTATCATTGTTTATTAACAACACTGCAAATATAAAGTGCTTTTGTGAATTTTGCAAGCATTTATATATTTTTTTTCTATGTTCTACAACATATTTTTCGGCATGTTTTGTTAATCGTATCATATTCGGCATAATTCTCCATATAGTCAATCAATTGCTGCAACATTTTCGCGTTCCAGCCCTCGATATACCCCTCGGTGTCGATATTCATCTCGATGTAATCTCCGTATCCGTTCTCGCGTGGGTACATAATTTTCGGTACGTAACCGACATAACGGTAAACGGAGGGCTTATCCATTTCTGTTTTCAACTTACACCGGAACTCATCACAGACCTTATAAGTAACCTCAGCCCTCACACCCTTGGCCCAATTGATTATACGTCCCGTTTCAACCTCGATAACAGGCTGCCAATGGACCTCAAACTCGTCGATTCTCTGTGCGCATGGTATTCTTGGATTGACTGCATCGTCCTCCACACCATCGACATCCGTATCTTCCCAATATCTGACGCATGTATCCACGACCATGAACCTTACGTCATATTCAGTTTCCTTTGTAATTTTACACTTCATCACTTCAAAGTTTTAGTTTATTATTTTAAGGCTCTCTGTTGCATTTTCTCTATCAAACCTAAGCAACTATACCATTTCAACAAGAAAATGCGACAGCGGGCTTTATTTTATTCAATTTAGAGACTTGGAGGTTCAAGCAATCTCTTCGCTTCTTCATCTCCGTTGCGTTCTCGCTTTTTCAGTTCGTTATACCAGCTAAGCGATGTATATCCCCTCGGAACACTGTCAGGCAATGACGCGCGTTTAAGTGATTCCTCCATGCTTTTGCGTCTGTATTCCTTCTCGAGTTCATTGTTCCGCTCTTCCTGGAACTGATGAAAGAAACAATATCCGATTCGTTTCTCATCGAAAGACGTGTATGACGCATCATATTTGCCGGCCTTGTATCTTGCAAGGTATAGCATTATTTCAGACAGCTTAAACCTGTTGAGTTCGGAAGCGAAGTATGTGGCAAAAGTCTCGATTGTTTTAATAAGACTCATGTCCCGCTCCTTGCTCGTCAGAAAGAGTGCATATAGCTGTTGCAATAGCCACCCTTTGAAAAATTCGTCACCAAACGTTTTTTTGACTTCTATGACAGTCGGACTCTTATCTGTCGTAATTGCGAGTCCGGGGTTTGCCAAGATGTACTCCATGTTTCCCGGTGAGAATCTCTGGGTGATTTCAGATGATGTCAGGTTCCGGCACATCCCCTCCACCGGTGTTTGTTCCATGAGTGAGTTCATAGACGCGCTGGGCTGCGTACCGCGCGGCAGACTCTCTCTCCATGTTTTTAAGATGTTCTCGTCCATTCTTTATGTTTGCTATTAATTCGTTGTACTGTGAGTTTATTTTGCTTACGCTTAAATTGCCAATTATCCATTCGTTCCTTATGTGTGAAAGGAACGTTTTAAGGCTTACGAGTATATTTTCATCATCGGCCTGTGTGTTGTAATCTTCAAGCGTGAACTTTATTTTGGCTAGTAGTCGTTTCATGTTAGCTGCATCTTTTGCCTCCCAATAGTACTTTGCCCCAGTCATCTGCTGATAGTACAGCTCGAAGATTGGACGGGCCTGGCCTATTAGTGTCGGCTCTTTCTTTACCTCCTTTCTTTTGATGTCCCTTTTTTCAGAGAGTCGAGCCGATTTTTCGGCCTCGACACCCTCTTTAGAGGGTATATTTATTATATTATTATTATTTATTATATTATACTCGGAACTTTCGTTCATAGTCAACTCGGAACTTTCGTTCATAGTTAAATTATTTAACTCGGAACTTTCGTTCATAGTGCGGTCATTTTTTAATGTCGAGTAGATAAGCCTCTCATAGTTCTCCCCGTATGTCAGATACTGCTCTTTTACGGATTTATTCTTGTCGTATCGGACAAAAACTCCTTCGCGTATGAGATTCTCTATACGTTTCCACATTCCTCTTGATGTAGTAATGCCCAACTTGGGTAATTGTTGGATAAGAAAATCCGCCCTCATTTTGAAGTAGACAGTCTTTCCGTCTATAAGTTTATCACTTACCGGGGCAGAGTCCTTAATGGCCTCGAAAACCACAAGGTCGATATAGTCCAAATCAAGTTCGCTATCGATAAGTGCCTTGATGTTGATGGTTACTGTGTACTTAAAACTGTTTTGGTTCATGATGGGATAATTTATGGTTACAAAGTGAAGTCGTACTCAGACTGTGCAGTCCGAGTCGTGTGTAAAAAACTTTGTCCGTATCAAGCTGAGACATAGATAGAACATTATTATTATTGTTTCTCATGATAGAATAAAACAAAAGGACAAGAAACAAGCCTCCTACCTCTTGAATCTGTCCTTTAATATCGGCTATTGCCTTATATCTTGCTGTCCGTAGGAGTGAACAGGGTTTATTCTGCGCCAAAATTAGAAAGACTTTTTTATATGACAAAACAAATTGAAAACAAAATTATATTCTGTTTAACACATGTATTTAAGTTATTGAAATTCAGCTTTTGTTCACTATATTTGTGGCATAGTTTACTTAATTTTTGTTTTTCAATGGATACAAATGTTGTTCAAGGCGCATTAGACACCGCCAAAGGTATTAGCGACTACGGTTTTCTCGTAGTTTTTGCAGGGTTCTTTATTATACTTACGTTAATAATGTGGGTGGGTTTATTTAATTTCGTTAAGAGTTCCCTTGCTGCCACGACAAAGAACAATCAGGAATCTGCACAAAAAAATGCAGACATGGTTACAAATCTCCTTAGTGAGACAAAAATTCAGAATGAACAACTAATCAACAACGCGGAAATTGTAAACGAACTCTTAAAGGAAACTCGCAAACAAAACGACATGCTCAATGACCTGGCCGAAGGATTGAGAAGTGAAACACAACTGCGAATAAAGAACCTTTCAAACGCTCTTTTTGACAACTCAATGTATGAGTGTCTAATGGTTGTCAAGAAGGTAAAAAGAGAAAACCACATCGCGGACCGCGAGAAAACGGATACCAAAATCCGCAAACTTCTTGCGAATATCTACGATAACAGAAACTCGAAGTTCGACAACTTCACCTATCGAGGTCAGAGACTAAGCAAGTTCACCAATCCGGAGTGGATAAGCCGAGTAACGGAAACAGTCGAACAGGAAATCTATGCAGACCACGAGGATGAGAGCCGAACCCTCACCAACCTAAAGATGGTATATGACGGTATGAAAATCGAATTTTATAACGCATTAAAAGAAAATTGATATGGCAGATATTGAGAACTTTGCGCCCATTCTGATAAGGAACGAGGCAGTTGTAACTGCTATCAAAAGCGGGGAGAGCAACAAGGACTACTTCGAGCGGGCCAAGAAGGGAGGATTCTCCAATGACAAGGATGACAGCGGTGGTGCGACAATGGTCGGTGTAACACTTGCTACGTATAAGGATTATTGCAAGAAAAAAGGACTAACCACTCCCGATGTCGCAAAACTAAAGGCAATCACATATGAGGCATGGAAAGATATAATGAAGTCTAACTACTGGGATAAATGCCGCGCGTCGGAGATTGTGTCGCAGTCGGTGGCCAACATATATGTGGACTGGGCCTTTAATTCCGGAGTTGTAACCGCAACAAAAAACATTCAGCAACTGTCTAATTCGGTAGTGGACGGAGTAATCGGAAGAAAAACTCTTGCTGCAATCAACTCCAAAAACGCATTAGACTTCTTCAATGCCATCAAGATAGCCCGATACGACTTCTACGATGAGCGTTGCAGGAAGTATCCGTCACAGAAAAAGTTCCGAGACGGTTGGTATAACAGATTGAACCGATTTAATTTTACCACATGAAAAAGACAGTTTTTCTTCTATTATTGTTTTTTGTGATGTCATCATGCCGGACCAAGTATGTGCCGGTAGAGACCGTTCGCACCGAATACAAGGACCGGTTTATTACAAATGCCGACACGTTCAAACTGGTTGAACATGACAGTATTTATATCGACCGGAGCAAGGATACGGTTCTGATAGAGAAATGGAAGGTAAGATACCTCGACAGGATAAAGGAACGTGTTGATAGCGTATTAATCGAAAAGGTTGATAGCGTCCAGGTTCCCTATCCTGTCGAGGCAAAACTAACTAAATGGCAAAAAGCCAAAATGAATATCGGTAGTTTCTCGATTTTTATTTATATTTGTGCTGCCGCTTATGTAATAGCGTGGCTTATAAAACGATATAGAGTCAAGTGATATTTGTGTTTAGCATAGTAGATAGTTTATATTCGTAAGCCCTTCGTCGTGAGATGCGGGGCTTATTTGTTATTCGCTCTCTCTGAAATACGGATGTAACCATTTCAGATACTCCCTGATTTCTGCTAAAAACTCATCACCTCTCATATCTTTACACCTCCTTTGAATGAACCATAGTCATGTAACGGAAAATCTTGTCGTGCTTTGGGTAGTCCTCATCAGCTACATAGAACAAATATCCAATCTCCAGTACCTTGCTATCATCGAACTTACGTCCGAAGTCATGCTTTGCGGCATTGGCTAAAACCCATAGGTCATATTTTGTTACTTCCGACGGAATTGTAACTCCCATACTCTTGTAAGCATCAACAACTTGCTCGATAGTCCAGTATGCGCCGGAGAGTGTCTTACCGTCCATCTGCGTAGACTTCATTTGCGAGATGTCCCATTCCGCGAAATCTTCCGTTGCATAATGGTCGGAGTAAAGATTTGCATAAGTTTTGCGCATGAATTGATGGTACGCATCCTTATTTGTTTCCTTTATAAGGCAAAGCAACGTATCTATATCACCTACGCTCTGCCACATCGCTTTCTCGCTTGTCACACCGCTTGACTTGGCGTGTTCAAGCATTTCTTTGTAGTTCATAATTACCTCCTTTTATATTAATTAAATCCTCTTCGTATAAAATAATCACACCGTTACATCTGTAAGATGTAGACTTGCGCCAGCATCTTTTAGCAACTTGTTTGGGCGACATATTTAGAGATTTTGCAGCTTCATATTTGTCGGCAAATATCCTTATTACGTCCATGTTTGAATCGACTTGTACTATTCGCCTCATGTGCCTTAAATGTCCATCTATATAAGGTGATATTGATTTATCCTTTTCATAAGACCACATATAATTTCCCGCTCTCATAAACCCGGACTTCTTATTTGCGCACATACATATGCACGAAGTTCCTATGCCGGTGAGCCTCGCTGCTTCTGAAATAGATTCAAAACTCCGCAAAAACTTGCCGTTTAAATCGTATTGATATATAACTTTTATTGACCCATTATCTTTCTTGGTTTGTATCATTTTTGCAGTAAGCCCATTCCGCATACTAAATATTATTTTCTGCTTGGTTATTTCGTTGTTCATATTCTCTGATTGTGTTACCCACCTCAGATTATCAGCTGAGTTGTTATCTTTATCGGTGTCTATGTGGTCTATAAATGTTTTGTTTTGAGGATTTGGGACAAAAGCCTCTGCGACAAGCCTATGCACCTTTTTTGAATACGGTTTAGTGTTTTTTATAAGATTCACATAATGATACCCTCTATTAATTGAGTGTTTCATTATATTACCGCTGTACTTAAATACGCGCCCATCAGAATAGATAACTTCCCTATCAAGACTTTTCACCCTCCCAAGGCTTGATACCTCATATAGCCCCTCAAAATCTTTTACGGGCTTCCAAATTTCTTGCTCCATACTTGCAACATTTAAATGGCCGCAACAAATAAAGGAAGCACAGAAAGGCTGTTGCGTTACCTTTGTCAACGGGTAGCTACTCCCGTCTATCTGTGCAACACAAAAATATAAAATTATACCAATCAACGCAAACATAGTCTAATATTTAACAATTACCACAATGTTTTGGGAATCTTGGCATTGGAACATATTTCACAGTTGGCAAAGTAGGAAATACTTTCGTCGATTCCCTTATTACTTCTTTTGATTGTTTATTCTTTCCCATAACCATTCATAAAATTTATTCAAAAACAAAAGGACAAAAATAAAGTAGTTGCTTACAAATGCCACGAGTAAGGATAATGCCCCGGCAAAAACAATATCGCTCCCGTGGAAAAGTAGTGCGATAAATGTTAGCCACATACTCAGGCATCGTGGGCATTTGATTATCTTGGATATAATAGGTGCCACCGCATCTGACAACCCAAGATGCACAGATAGCGTAGCTATCAGCATTGTCGAGAGCATTATCCAAACTTCCATACTACTTAACAGCTATTGATAAAACAATATCCGAAGCTGCATATCTTCCGCACTTCTGGCAATCGTTAGCAACTACCGCGTTAATAACATTTGAAACAGTTGGGGTAGCAGTTGTGATAGTCGTAGCCGAAGATATTGGCACATTAAAGGTGGTATTCACATCCTGCACGGTGGATTGACAGCAGTTAGAACTGCACGGTGTGTAGATGTATGCACCCTGTAAAGAGAATGTTGCAACATAGGCATTATTGCCTAATGAAGCAAGCGACAAGAATTTCACAGTCGGATTGAATATAAAACCCGAATCAACACAAACTTTTGTGCAAAGCCGTGTCGTTACATTCAGCAACCCAACATACGGAGTTGTAGTTGAGCCAAGTCCTAACGTGAAGGTCACATTAGAGGTTGGATTTTGTGAACAATTTGACATAGTAGAAAAAGTTTTAAGAGCGATTATTACTTATCATTAGTAGCCGTGCCATCGCTCGTCGGCTCGGCTGTTAAATCTTTCGGAAAGAGTATCGAATGAATCTCCATGAGTAGTCGGTTGTTCTCCTGCATGAGGTTAAATACCTCTACCACATTCTGATTGGTATTCCCGATACCCTCCGCGATTACGCTGAATATATTCTTAGTTTCCATATCATGCGTTATTCTTTAGGTAATTAGTTAAGAAGATATTATTTCCAAACGATTTTAAAGCCTTCGTGAGGCATTTTGCGGTCACAGCGATACCTTGTTTACGTTTGTCGTCTACAAGGTCGTAGAGAGCCTTATTTAAAGCCATAGCCTCTTTTTCGTCCTCCGCATACACATAGAACTCAACTTTGAACGGCTTTAACGTAGTCATGGCTTGCCCTCCACATTTGGCAGCGGTGGAAGAGCTTGCTGTCCCTGCTGCGGTTCAACTTGCTGTCCGTCTTGTCGCTTGCGTAGCGACTGAATAAAATTGACCCCTTCGGCTATCTCATTCTTATTTTCCTTGAACCATCCGAAAACATCACCCGCACCCGATTTTATCTGTTCAAAGACAGAGGGGCGAGGAATATCGAAGTCAGGAATACTGTCTATGCCCTCCGAAAGGAAAGCATAGAGTTTGGTCGCCTTGTCTACATCGCCACCGCAGGAAGCGAGGCATGACATCTTTAGGCTGATTTTGGAACTTGGATTAATCATACGTAGGTCAATTTTGTTTCGTCTGAAAAACATAGCTATCGCTCTTCTTTTTTAGTAAAGGGACAGCCCTTTTTAAGACTGCCCCGAAAACATTTAGCCGTTGCAGCCGCAACCACAATTCTGCTCAGCTACGCGAGTAACGCGCAAACTGCATGAGTTTTGAATAGCGTTTGACAGCGGATTGGCAGATGAACTATTGTTCAGAAGTGCCAAAGCCTCCGCTGTTGCAAGAGCGTTGGAAGCAGCGGAGCCACCCGTTGCGTTGGCGGTAGCACCCTGCAAAGCATACAGCTTGTTGTTTACATCGAGCGTGATATTGTCCGCTCTCTGATTGTCGGCAACAATGCGGTTAGCAAGCAGAGCAACAAGGTCGCTATTAGCCTTAGCCTGAGCGTTCATGGTGTTGGTAGCACCATCATAGCGTGCCTTGGAAGCCGAGTTAAGACCTCCCCAAAGTGCGATACCGCCAAAGATAGCGATACCAAGTGCGGAAGCACCAAGGGCAAGCCCGGTAGCGGCTGTACCTCTGCAACCACGAGAGCGGTACTCGTCACCATCGTAGATGCCTCTTTTCTGTTCAAGCAACGCAAGGTCGCCTGCGGTCAGATAATTACCTTCCATAGTAGAAAAAGTTTATA